GATTATCCAGAGATATTGTAAGAATAATTGCAGATAGTATTACATTAACTGAATCTGTATTAAGAGTAAGAGCATTAGTAAGAGTATACAATGCTATTGTATCAATAGATACCTTTAGAGGAACTGCAAGAAACATTGTAAGAATCATATCCGATACTGTAGCATTAGCAGAATCAATCGTAAGAATAAGAGTGTTGGTAAGAGCAATAGTAAACTCAGTATCAATAGTAGAAACAGTATCCAGAGTAAGAATACTATCAAGAGTAATCACAAACTCAATAGTATTAACAGAGTCAGTATTAAGAGTAAGAGCATTATCAAGAGTGTTATCAGAGATTGTATCTATAACCGAGTCAATCGTAAGAATCAGAACATTGGTAAGAATATTAGCAGATACCGTTTCAATAGACACATTCAGAGGTACAGCAAGAAACATTGTAAGAATTATCAGTGATGTAGTTGGATTAGCAGAATCATTGGTAAGAATAAGAATACTCAACAGAATTGTTTCAGATATTGTAAATGTAGCAGAATCAGTTCTAAGAGCAAGAATATTGGTAAGAGCAATAATAGACACTATATCCATAGATACATTCAGAGGCACTGCTGGAAACATTGTGAGAGCAATAGTAGATACAGTATCACTTGCTGAATCAGTAATAAGAGTAAGAGCATTAAACAGAATAACAGTAGACATAGTATCAATAGTAGAAACAGTATCCAGAGTAAGAATACTATCAAGAGTATTATCAGAATCAATACTATCCACAGAATCAATAGTAAGAATAAGAGTACTGAACAGAATTGTCTCAGATATTGTATCTATCACAGAATCAGTATTAAGAATAAGAACACTTGTAAGAGCAGTTGTAGATTCAGTAGAATTAACAGAATCAGTATTAAGAATAAGATCATTGATCAGAGTATTAGTAGATACAGTAAGCATTGATACATTCAGAGGAACTGCTAGACAAATAGTTAGAATCATATCTGACAGTATCTTATTAGCAGAATCATTAGTAAGAGTTAGAGTTCTGAATAGAATTGTATCTGAAGTTGTATCAATTACAGAATTAACAATAAAGGTATTTACACTAGTTAAAGTGGTATCTGAAACTGTATCAATCGATACATTCAGAGGTACTGCTAGAGACTTGGTAAGGGTACTATCAGAATTAGTATCTGTAACTGAATCCATAGTAAGAGTTAGAACAATTACTAGAGTATTATCTGAGATTGTATCTGTAGTTGAATCAGTTGTAAGAGTTAGACTAATCAATAGAATAATATCTGATATTATATCTATTACAGAATCAGCATTTAGAATATTCACACTTATCAGAATTGTATCAGATTCAGTTAACGCATTAGAATCAATCGTAAGAGTTAGAGTATTGAATAGAATTGTATCTGAAATTGTGTCAATATCTGAATCAGTTCTAAGAATAAGACCATTGATAAGAATTGTATTAGATACAGTATCTATTGACACATTCAGAGGAACTGCAAGAAACATTGTTAGAGCAGTATCAGAATCAGTTCAAGCATTAGAATCAATAGTAAGAGTCAGAGCATTGATAAGAATACAAACAGAGATTACAGGTATACTAGAGTCAATCGTAAGAGTAAGAGTATTGACAAGAATCGTATCAGATGTTGTATCAATCGTAGAATCAATAGTAAGAATCAGAGTGTTGGTAAGAGTAATTACAGATACAATATCTATAGACACTTTCAGAGGACTCGCTAGAAATATAATTAGAGTCCTACAAGACTCGATAACATTATCTGAAGCAGTTGTAAGAGTTAGATTCTTAGCAAGAGTTGTATCTGAGATTGTAGAATTAGTTGAAACTGTATCAAGAGTAAGAGAACTAACAAGAATACTATCAGATGTAGTATCAACTGTAGAAACAATCGTAAGAATAAGAACACTGGTAAGAGCAGTTGTAGACACATTAGAAGTATTAGAATCAATAGTAAGAATCAGAACATTGGTAAGAATTGTATCAGATATAGTAGCAATCGATACATTCAGAGGACTCGCTAGAAATATAATTAGAGTCTCAAGCGACTCTGTATCATTAGTAGAAGCAGTGATTAGAGTTAGATTACTCAATAGAATTGTATCTGAAATCGTTGGAATAACTGAATCAATCATAAGAGTAAGAGCAGTTGTTAGAGCAGTATCAGATATAGTATCAATAGACACATTCAGAGGACTATCAAGAGATATAGTAAGAATAATTGCAGATACAATACAACTAGTAGAAACTGTTACATTGTTCAGATCAAGACTAGCGATAGTTTCAGATGTAATAACCATCGCTACATTCAGAGGATTACAAAGAACAATCGTCAGAATTGTAGAAGAATCTATAGCAATAGCATCAGTTGCATTATACATAAGAGGAAGAATATTATCAATAATAGAATCAATATTCATAGCAGAAGCATTTATCGTATTGGTAAGATACGGTTTCCACAGAGTATCAAAGACTATCGGTACAAATGCAAGAACATTGGTATTAGAATTACACGATGTAAGCAAAGAAATAGAGGAAGTATTAAAGGACAAATCATTGAAATCCTATATAAACAGTGCTTTCTTGAAAGTCAATGATACCTCTAAATCAACAGAAGTAGAAGATTCTGATAAAGATGCAGAGGTAAATGATAAGACTAAATCAACAAGCACAAATGATAAAACCAAGGACATTAATCTTTATAAGGAAAGAGAGGACATAGAAAAACAATGAGTAGTTACATGGTAGGAAATGCAGTAGAATTTCGTGTCAAAGCAGGTGCTAGATCAGTACTCACTATGACCATTAAAGATGATGATGGCACTGTAAAGAACTTAAATGATGATACTACTTATGCCACTGGTAAATGGAAAGTATGGAAACCAGATGGAACTCTTATTATTGATGGAAATATTACCTATGATGATAGACCTAACGGAATAGTCTCATATCAATTAACAGATAATGATACAGCAATATCCAATGCAGGGATATGGGAAAGTGAGATTGAACTTAAAAATTCAAGTGGTCAAATGACAGAACAAACAAAATCATTTAAATTTGTATTAGAGGAATCATACTAATGGGATCTATAAAAATAGCAGTAGGTGGAAAATGTGATGCATGTGGACATCATCAACAAGCACATAGCGATGAGGGCTGTAATGCACCAAACAAAGACAATCCAGATGAAATCTGTGGTTGTAATAACAAATCCAACTACTAGTTATAATCTCTATCACTGGCTTTAGTAATCCATGTTAATAGACGTTTTACCATATTAGCATTTAAAACTCTAGTACCTGCTTTAGCCTGTGCTCTTAATATATCTACTTCACTTAAATGTTCTTTCATTTTACTATAATTACTACTCATTATATGATTTGTGTTTGGATCATGTGGTAATCCAAATATACCATGACCAAACTCATGTCTTAATACTTGGTCTAAATCCCATGAAGTACCTTTAGTTCCACTGTCAGGTCTATAATGAACTGGATCAATCTTATTCATATCAACTCCATTACCATGATTAGTCCAATAAAATCTAGTATTAATTACACATTGTCCATCAGTTTTACCACCTAATGGATAATACATATAGGCTAATGTGTTTTGATTAAGTATTTCATCATCTGATTCTGATCTAAATTCTATTCTAATGTCTCCATCTTTTGGTACTTTTTTAAATGTAATTGGTACAAAAATACTCCATTCCTTTAAAGCAAATTTAACAGCTCTGTCAACTGCTTTATCAGTAATTTCTCCATCTTTATTACTAATACTAAAAGTCAATACTCCGTTAGTTGGTTTTAAGAATCCAAAGTTTTTATCACCTGCTATCATGTTTCTACTATCCGTAGTAACAGATGCAAATTCTGCTTTACCAGTATTCCAAACAACTGCTCTACAAACCATGCTAGGCATAACGTTTTTATTAGAGATCATCATATAAGTATTATGTTAAAGTTAGAAGATATATCAAATGAAGTTTATTTTGCTTTTAGAAAAGCACAGATAGAAGCCATGAAAACTGAGAGACTTGGTGTAATACATGTATCAGATATTATTAAACCATGTATGCGTAACGTCATATATAAAAAGACTTTACCTGAAACTGGTATGAATACTGAAGATATGAGATCATTATATTTTGGTCAAGCAATACATTCAGCATCTATGGTTGCAAAACCAGAGTTCCATGAGATGTTTCTAGCATACGATTATGTTAGAGATGAGGCATTAACAAGGGAAGAATCACTAAAAATACCTGTAGATGATCCTAGACACTTGGATATTATCTATGGTTCTATTGATGATGTTATGGAAATTAATGGTAAGTATATAATATGTGATAAGAAAACAACTGGTTCTATTGCATATTTCAGCAAGGCTACATCTAAACCAAGTGAATCACATGTAGACCAAATCAATAGATATAGAGTATTACTTAAAAAATGCTATGATATTGATGCAGATTATGGTTGTGTAATATACATATCAAATGCAGTAGACAAAGAAACAAGAGATAAACCATCATGCCTACCATTTAAACTAGCACCAATAGAGGAAACATTAGAAGATATGATAGTAAAATCAAGAGAGATAAAAGACTCGCTTACAAATAAAACCTTACCACCTAGGGTAAAAAACTACCTATGTGATGGGTTCTGTCCATACGCTACAATGTGTTTCCAAGACGATAGAGAAAAATGGGAATGATATATCCCAGTTGTAAACAAGGTGATCATTTTAAATGCCCTATACAACATGGTAACTTAGTTAAATGTAGTTGTATATGTCATAAGATAATAGGTGCAGGTTAATGAAAATATATTTCAACGCCAATAATAAAGCACATTTAGAAGCATTATCGGATTGTGGCGTTAGAAATGTTATGTTATCTTTCAGATATTCTTATGCTAATATTACAAAGTTTAGAGACAAGTTTGACAGTATATTTGTAGTAGCAGGTACAGGAACAGAACCAGATAGATACCATGACCTATTAAAAAAACATAGAGAATACTATGATTATGCTACTCAGTTTGACGTATTCTATAATATGGAAGAGACTATGAAATGGTATAAGAAAGAAAGGGAGATGGGTATAGATTGGACACTTCCAGTATTACAAGGTAACTATCTTAATCATTTATCCATGCTTAGACCTAACAAAGATGATTACTTATGTCTAGGAGAAATACAAGGTAAACTTGAAACAGAAGATCAGATGAGAAAACTACCACCATTAAAATTTCATGGACTTGCTAAAGGTAAGTATATTGGTAGAGGTAACAAGTTTGAAAGTATAGATACATCAGCATGGATTTCAGGTGCTATGTCAAAAAAGACAGAAGTATGGAATAATAATTCAACTATATCTATGTTATTCGGTGAGAAAGGTAGGGGTATGATACCTATGTTAAGACATAGTTGTGAAGTTCATAAAGAATACTTTGAAAAAATAAAAGTAAAATCAGAAGATGTTATTAATTCTGAATACTATGCATTGTTAAAAGCACCATTTGCATTATTATTCATGCCAATGTGTAAGTCGATGAACATATACGAGAAAAACTTTAAGTACTAGTTATATAATAATTGTTATATAATGGTCGAAGACAGTGAAATTTTCAAGATTAAATCTGTAAATGGTAATTTTGTAGCAAGTGAAGATAAAAGAAAAACAATATCTGCATACAATTCTGCAAAGCATTTTAAAGATGCTAACTTACCTGCTATGTGTGATCAGTGTGTATACCGTAGTATAGAAGATGGTGGTAATGGTAGATGTCCAAAGTATGAAAAAGGTTCTGTTTGTACTATACGAAAAGATTTTGTTACGTTATTAAATAATTTAGATACTAGAAATCCAGAAGATGTTAAAGATATGCTAGACCTTATAGCAAAACTATCTATGGAGAACGTATTAATGGCTTTAACTCAGGCTAAATTTGACGGTAATATACCAGATAGAAATACAAAATCAGAAATCAATACACTATTGAATGTACTTAAATCTATTAACGATTTAAATAGTAAGATAGTCGTAACTGAGAAAACTGAGTTCGGTAAAACTGGAGATATATCTAGCATATTCAGGCAAATAAAAGCACAAAAGGCAGTTTCAAATGACACAAGGGAGAACCAAGAACGAACAGATTAAGGAAAGATTAGACTTTGTAAACACTATTGCAGAGTGTGCTCAAACTCCTAGCAAGTTTTCAGAGATATTCCTTGATCATAAAGTATTCGATTACAATAAGAAATATGTAGATTGTAAGGATAGATTTATAGTATACAGATCAGGTAGACAGGTAGGAAAAACAACATCAACAGCAGTGAAAGCAATACACTTTGCTTTCTTTGCACCTGTAATGTTAGAGACAGTAAAGAATGAATGTACCATAGTAATAGCAGCACCTACACAAAATCAGGCTACTATAATGTTCGATAAGATTAGAGGATTAATAATGGATAATGATTTCCTAAAAGGATATGTAGTTAGAAACACACAAACAGCATTATGGGTTTCTTTCCTTGACGGTAATGGTGTTTCAAAAATAATTACAAGGGCAACTGGTGAAACTGGTATTGGACTTAGAGGTTATTCTCCTCATGTTATTATTGCTGACGAATGTTCTTTCATTAAGACAGATATTCTAAAGGCTTTCTTACCATCTGGTATGGCTACTCAAGCAAGAGTGTGGTTAACATCAACTCCATTTAGCAAAGCAGGTTATTTCTATGAAGCATGTATGAACTCTAAGCCTGCTAACCCTACTGGTTTATGGACTCAGTTTCATGTAAGGTCAACTGATAACCCATTGATTCAACAAGATCCATCTTACATTGAAGAGATTAAAAGATTAACAAGAGAGGAATATGTACAAGAAGTAGATGGAGAATTTCTGGATATTGGTGATGCGTTATTTCCTAACTCTATACTAATGGAAGCAATAGGTGATTACACTCCAAAAGGTAGAGTCAAATACTATATGGGATTAGACGTAGCAAGAACTGGTAGAGATGAAACAGTATTCACTATAGTAGGCGTAGATGAAAATGATAATGTATTTGTTGAAGAAATTGAAAGTGAATCACAATCTAACGTAGTACAAGTAGCAGGTAGAATTAAAGAATACACTGATAAATATAACTTGGAAACAGTATATGTAGATGAAACTGGATTAGGTGGGGGATTAATAGATTTGGCTAGGGCTCAAGGATCACCAGTAAGAGGTGTCATGTTTACTCTACAGGAGAAAGCAAAAATGTATGGTGACTTGAGAATGTTATTTGAGAACCATAGAATAAAGATAAGAGAGATTAATAAGATGATATATCAACTATCTTATCTACGAAGAGAATATACTGAAACAGGTATAATGAAGATTAAATCAGATGAACATGACGATTACCCAGATAGCCTTGCTTTGGCTTGTAGAGCAGTAGCAGGTGGAGATAGTTGGCATGTATTAGATATGTCTAAAAAACTACAAAAAGCACTATTCGGTTAAATTTAAATACAATATAGTGTTTATTTATATATGCATAAAAAGGACGAAAAGTCTCAATCTAAAGAAGAAGACTTGGAAGAAATGACAGATGGTGAATTAGAAGAGGTTGAGAAGTTAAAGGCATGGGAAACATGGCTAAAAGAACGTCAATCACCCTTATGGAATAGAATAGTTAACAAAGATTTATCAGTAATACCATTAAAATATCAAGAAATATTCAAATATACAACTAATGCAGGTGATGCAAAGTTCGGAAATCAGCATGAAACTGCCACGCAAGACGATCAATTTGTAGATGATGAACAAATTTATATAGGAAAACCTGCAAAATCAGATAAGGGAAAGAAAAAAAATGATTAACGGTAACACACTAAACAAACTGCAACACACAAAGGTAGGAGATAATATAGACTACTTTGTTAACGGTGTTCAGAAGAGTGGTACTGTAGTTAAAATGAACGGTTCTTATATTACAATAGTTAAAGATGCTAAATACGATACTGTCCTAGTTGACGATACATTCTTTGTAAAAGATATTATCGCCAAAAGTAAATCATGGAATGATATGTCTATGGAAGAAAGAGCAGAAGTATTGTATACAGTTAAAGCATACTCTCCAAGATACTTACAAAAGACTTGGGAACAACTGCCAAAAGAATTACAAAGTGTAATTAAATCAGGTGTAGAGCAAGGTGCTTATGGCAGTATAGGTGGAAGACCATTCATGGGTGTATCTACTCAATTTAATATTGATGCTGATAAAGACTATGAGGGTGCAACACATGTTGACTTTAAAGAACAATTTAAACATGAAGAAAAGAAACCAGAAGTAAGCCATGAGGGACATGATACTAAAAAAAATGACGGTGCTAGTATGACTAGTGATGGTGTAAACGCAGTATACAGTGAGAAGAAGAGAAAACATGAGTGACGTACCTGAAACAAAAACAAGTTCTTTTGGTATAAAATATCTAACTAAATCAGAATCATTAGAACTATTACAAAAATTATCATTAGCAGAACAACAAGCTAAAATGAGAAGAGAAGATGCAGCAGCATCAAGAAAAGAGAGAGAAGCAAAAGGATCAAAACCAAAACCAATATCTGAAACTGCATCTAAAAAAATTGATGAGGGATTAAACAAACCAAAACCAGAAACAACAAGAGGTAAATTAACACGTGATAGTAAATTCTTTGATGATAAAGGAAAAGAAATAACACAAGACCAATACAATGCAATTCATCATGGTGGAACAAGTACAGTAACAAGTCATGTTGATGCAAAAACTCATGGACAAACTCAAAGACCTAAAGGAAAAAAATTCCTTGCTAATCAACCAGATACAGAAAAGAAAGATGATAAACCAAAAACTAATGCAGCAACAAATTATGGACTTAGTAACAGAGGAAAACCTGCAATCGGTAGTACACATGAATGGGCTTCAACTCAAACTATAAATCCTAAAGGTGAACTTGATGATGTACCAATTAAAATTGATAGTAAATATCCTAAACCACCAAAAACATCTGAGCTTAATCAAGATAAAATAACAGCAGCACTATCAGGTCAAAGAGGTGGTTCAAGAAGAGGTGCAGGTAGAAAAGTTGGTTCTAAAGGTAAAACAAAAGAAATCAGTGAGAAGAAAGCATCATTAGAAGAAACAGTATTTTATAATAACTTAATCATTAAAGGTATTGATCCAATCACTGCCAAGTTAAAATCGATTAATTTTTTTTTAGTTGATAAAATAGTAACTCAATCTGAATATCTTACATCAAGACCACAACAATATAGGTATGATGAAGCAGGTAACAAATTTGAAACTGAAGAACATAAACAATGGAAAGCAACTGGTAAATACAAAAATCCACATTTTAAAAATATTCCAAGTATAGAAGAAACAAAAGGACAGGGAAAAGGTGCTGAGAAAGAAACCGATTCATCACATGCAGGTGCAGGTTTTAAAGAGAAACTCGAAAACACAATGAACATGATACGCAATAATCCAGATTTAAATCAAGCTGAAGTCGCATCAAAAATGGGAGAAAGTGCACAGAAAGAAGTTGAAACTAAAAGACCTGATAATGTATTCAGTAGAACAAAACTCAAAGATCCAAATGCAAAAAACGTAACTCAAAAGAAAGAAAATAAATTTGATATTAATGTTAAAGTTCCAACTAATGCAAGTGGTATCAAAGATAGAAGATTCCATGGTAGTAAAGGTTCAAGTCCAACATCTTAAACCTTTATTAAATAGATACATTTAAATACTTCATGAGAAAAGACGATACGTTTTTCTGTGTAGAATGTGGAGCTCAACTACCTTGGAGATATAAGGGTAGACAGAAAATATATTGTTCTCAAGGTTGTAGAAAATCATATACTAAAAAGAATAAATGTTAGTATGTAAAACTTCACATATTGGTAGACATCTATGTTGACGGTGGTACTAGACATTCTAATATATGCCTAGTAGATGGTTCTCATGTTGTGGTAAAACATAGAAGAGGTAAACCAACTAACAATGAATTAGAATACTTGGCTTTAATGTATGCACTTGGATATGTTAGGGATAAATACAAGGGAGAAAAGGTAACCATATTTAGTGACTCTCAATTAATGGTAAATCAAATGAATGGAAAATATAGAGTAACAACTCCAACACTAGTAGAATTACATGATAAATGTTCTAGCATGCTTACACATAATATAAAAATAAAATGGATTTCAAGGAAGATTAACCTTGCAGGTCATGTCCTTGAGAAACCTTAGTTGGATATGTTGTATGTGGAACATCACCTAGTTCGTTTGTACTAGACTTATAGTGGTCTAAAATTCTCTTGAAGACAACTGCATCACTTTCATACATATCACCATTCTTTGTTTTCTTAACTAGTTTTGCAAGTCTTCTGAATTGTTCTTTATCAGCCCATGCAATACTAATGGTTGTATGTGAATTGCCAATCTTACGCTTAGCCATGTAAACTTTACACAAGGCTTTTATATAAATCTTCTTATACTAGTTAAGTTCACATAGGGCATGGTATTAATATGTGAAATTCCAAAGTGGTTTGAGATAGTAAATGAATGGTGGTTAGATGATGTCATAGATACTACAACATTTTATAATGCTCTAACTCATTTGTTGAATACTTTACTTGCAAAATGCACTGAAGTAACTGGACTTACATAACGTTTTTATTTGAGTTACTTGTATAAGACTACATGGGAATACAAATCTCAGCAAAGTTCAATGGTAACTGTAAGATATGTGGTTCATCATGGAATATGAATGAACAAATTTGGTATCAGAAAATGCCTAAAGCATTATGTATTGATGAAGAATGTTTTACACAACAAGGTGGAACTAAAGATGCAGGTGGATTCAGAAAGAAAGCTTTCAATCCAACAGATTCAAGAAGTCTTATCATTACTAATGTACCAGAAGTAAGAATATCAAATGATACTGCCATGATAGCAGATTTATGGAGACAATATTTTAGACAGGCACATGAACTAACAAAAGAAACATACCCACAGGAAGATGTAAATGCCGATAGATTCGGTATGATTAGGCAAACTATTCTCAATCAACTTGTTAACTTGGCAGGCGTTATAGTTACAAGAGATAGAGAGTAAAGTTTATTTAATCTTTCTTTTTTATATATGATATGGTATTCGGAAAGAAAGCTGAAAAACATAGTGAACGTGCAAAGTCAGGTACTAGTACACAGATTGACGGAGTAATTGCTTTCCTAGAAAAACAATTAAAAACATACGAAGAAGAAATAAAAAAATACAGTGAAGAAGCATTTGCAGAATTTAGAAAAGGTATTGAATACAATATCAATCTAACAAAAAGTTCACTCAACTATTACAAACAAACCAAAGATGAGTACGATAGAAAAGGACTCATCTAAAACTCTTTTTTATATTTCCATTTACTCATAAATTTATCTACGTCAAGTCTACAATGTTCACACAATAAAGCATTGTTACTATGAGGACACTTTACTTTTTCTTTTATTATATTTCTAAGTTCATTACTAATCATATACACCATCACTGCAATCAACAACAGCACCACAGTTACCACATATCTGGTGACACACTGTCATTTTATCCATCTCATAACCACAGCGATCACAAATCATAATAAAAAAAGAGGTTTAAGATGTAGCCTTTGGGGGATACATACTTAGTGCTAGCATTTTTCTGCCAGTTTTTTCGGCTTCCCTCTCAACTACCCAAACGTCTAATCCATCTGATGCATCTTTAGAGACACATTTTTCCACTACGTCATTCCAGTATTCAGATTTTGCTTGTCCGATAATTGTCTTACCAAATGAATGTCTAAGTCCATTTGTTGTTGACAACTCTGCAATATCCGAACCCAATGCTTCAACGTATCTTACCTTAAAACTTTGGACAGTTAACTGGTCACCAGCTTTAAGTGGTACAGATTTCTCATACGTTTTTCCAGTATCGAGTACTTCGGAAACGTTCATTGATAGTTAATAGTAATACCTATTAATAAATGTTATTGAATAGTTAAGTTCTTTTTATGACAAAGATCACAACTAATTTTTCCTCTATACACATGTAGAGATTCATTAGAAGAATAACAACAGTGACATAGACCACGCATAATAGATTTAAATAGTATGGAATTAATATACCTTTATGGAATGGGAACAATTACCTAATGGTAAATGGAGACCAAAGAGACAATTTAAAAAAAATGCTGAGGGTAAATATCAATGGGACGATCCTAGATACATGAGAATGAGAGATGAGAAAATGAAAAAAGTTATTTGTTATTGTGAATACTGTAGAGATTATTACAACTTACTTGAACCATGTGTGCATCACCTACCTGATAACTATAAGAATCAAAAAATAAAAGAAGCAGCATACAAAGAATTAAGATACAAACAAATTAGAAATGAAGAGATAGATTAGAAAGGTTAATAAGACGGACTATCGTATGACCAGTAATGTTTTGTATTCGTAAAACAATAGAACTTCCAAAGAAAGATTCTATAATGCACATGAGACCACTTGGAGACATTCATCTTGGTAATCTTGGTTGTGACATCGACAAGTATCTCAAGAATGTAAAATACATTGCTGACCATCACGACCACTTCACTATTGGTATGGGTGATTACATTGATAATGTAATGGCTTATGCAAATGGTGGAGTAGATAAGAGGTGGAATCCTGAAACAGTTGACAGAAGAATGTTAACTACTGAGGAACAAACAGAAGTATTCTTAGAATCATGGAAGCCTATCGCAAAGAAAACCGTAGGACTTCATGCAGGTAACCATGAATGGAAAACAATAAATCAGAAAAGATTTATCACTGATTTCTGTAAGCCATTAGACCTACCTTACATGGGTAGATTGGCATACACAAGTCTAACATTCACATACAAAGGACAAGAAGTTAGAAACTATCTAATCCTGTCTATGCATGGTGGTTATTCTGGAATGGCAGCAGGGGGTGCAGTAAATAGAATGAAAGCAATCACTGGAGACTTTGATTGTGACTTAGTTCTAATGGGACATAACCATGATACTTGGGTAAGACCAATAGTTAGAACTGGTTATGACAGAAAGCATAACTTGCCTGTAGAAAAGAAAGTTCTTATGGGTAATACTGGAACATTCCTAAGAGGATACGAAAAAGGGGTAGACTCTTATGTGGAAATCAATCCAAAAGAAGCAAAGAGAGTAGGTACTATTACCATTACTTTCAACCCAGAAACAGGGGAGATGTTTGGACATGACTAGACCACAAGGAAGATTGCTCAAAGCAAGTAGTGTTAATGACTTGGAAGATCAAACACTAATGAGTCCAGAAAAAACAATCAAGTATAAAATCTACGACTATATAAAACGCAGCGAACGTTCATGTACTGCTTCTCAGGTACACTTGGCAGTAGCCAAAGATTCTCCGAGAAGAACAGTTGAGAAAAGACTTCTTGATTTATATAATCAAGGTCTTATAAATCGACACTCATGTGAATGTGGTTGTGCATTTATTTATAGTATTTGATTTTATATTTCTTTTTATATTTCTTTTAACATGTTAATTTAAATATGGCTATTGTTTAATGGTCTTTATGTTCATCAACATTTGTTGGAAGAGAAACAATGAAACTTTCAAATCACTTATGCCTGTAGATAAGGCTAGTGTCCTTGTTCAAGAATTAGAAAGACAAGGAATTAAAACTTGGTTTGAATCAGAAAAAATAGTTAATTAACTTACGTTACTTAACTCCCATTTTATTTTTAATTAACTTAGTTAACTTTCAAAGCTAAGTTAAGTAACTTAACTTAACTAACTTTTTTTGTCCTAATATACATTTTATTTATCAATTTTTTTTAAAAAAAATAGTATTAATCTTCACATTTCTGGATACAATCTTTGATTATACTCAGCCTGTATTGATTAACATTTGGTTCTTTTTCTAATCTTTCTAACACTTTCTTAAAATCTTTCAAGTGTGCTTTTCTATCTGATTCATTTGAATACATTGGCATTATTCTTCTACGTTATCCATGCCTTTCTCATTTAATATATATTCTGCATCTGCCATAGCATACTCTGGGCTATCTACCATTCTTGCTATTCTTTTCTTACCAGATTTCTTGAAGTATATTCTATGAGTGCTTGCATGACCTACAACATTACCACCAATAGGTTTGATTGGATCACCGAACATTGTTGATGGATCACTTTGTACTTGATTGGTAAAGATAACTGTGCACTTAAAATAATAAGTAATGTTCTTCAAGTGTGTCATTAATCTTTTGATTTGATTCTGTCTATCTGCTAAAGTACCCCTACCCAAATACTCTTCTCTGAACTGTCCAATAGCACCGTCAATTATTACTAATCTAGGCTTGAAATCAAGCATAGTTTTTGATAGATTATTAACAGTACCCATAAGCAATTCAGTGTTAGGAGTGTAGAAATACTTTATTCTTTGTAGCATTTCTTTTGCTTGTTCTTTATCTTCAACGTATTCTCTAGCCTTTAGTATCTCAAATATCCTAGCAGGTCTAAATGTATCTTCACAATCAATCCATATCACATTGTCTCCACCATGTATGGCTTCAACAGTTAATGAATTACAGAATTGTGTTTTACCTGAACCAAACTCACCATATACTTCGTAAGTTGCCTCTGGTTTTACACCCCCACCCATTAGGTTATCAACTTCTTCACACTTTGTTCCAAGTGTAGGATAATTTTCTTGATAATCCATCAAGTCTAATGTATCCATGTCGGACTTTCTAATGTAACCATTATCTTCAAGCAATCTTTGAGCATTAAATGACCATTGATCTGCTTTCTCTCTACCGACTCCAGTAATTTCTGCAATCTCAGCAGAACCTCTTACACAAATATCAAGTATAGTATTGACACCAAAAGCATTTAATTTTTTTTCAGTGACAGCACCAACACCATCTAATTGTGAAACTTTTAAATCGATAGGTTGTTCTTCTACAATTTCGTCCATGTGAAGTATAGATTATCCTACCTATTATGCCTTTCGGTATGTTCCGTCATTGTTTAATCTTACATGATTAAACTTTTCCCAGTTACCGAATAGTTTCTTTGCTTCTATTGGTTCAAATCCATTGTCAATTAGTTTCTTCATAAACTCTACCAAGTTTACTTTGCCATTTGCATCTTCACATTCTGACCATGTTCTCTCTGCTAGTTGTTGTTTGTTTTCTTTGGTAGTTCCACCAAGAACTGATTGTCTATTACCAGAGTTCATAGTTATGTTGAATGAAGTATACATTGATTCAATCAAATCTTTAACTTGCATGACATCTTCTATCTCTATAAAGTCTTTCAACTTTAACTTGGCAAGTGCATAAGACAATCTAACTAATGCTTCTAATTGTCTAGTACCTACAGGTAACTCATCATTGTTAGATGTTGATCTCATTGTATTGTATATTTTTATTATCTCATTCTTCAAATCATCTGTAAGTTTTGGCTTCTGTGCTCTTGCTAAGTTTATCAAACATACTAACTCATTCTCTGTTAATGGTATCTTTTTCTTCTCAGCAGGGTTTGATACAAAAGAATCTATGATATGACTAGCCTTTAACATATCTTCTGTGACATTAACTGTATCTCTAATCAACCATATCAAATCAAACCTTGACAATAATGGTGCAGGTATATCTACATTGTCTCTTAATGTAGCACTTGAATCATAAGCACCATACTTTGGATTTGCTGCTGCTAAAATTGTAGTCTTTGTAGGTAGTGTTAATACAATACCTGCCTTAGCAATAGATACTGTTTGTTGTTCCATAGCCTCATGCATAGCACTTCTATCATCTTTACTCATCTTATCAAACTCATCAATAAATGCAAAGCCACCAGAACATAATGGCAATACACCTGCCTGTGCTACAAACCTTTCATTAATTTTAACGATAGCAATAGTAAGACCTGCTGCACTTGAACCTCTACCAGAAGTATAGATTGATTTCTTTGTAATCTTCTTTGCATACTTTAATAGTTCTGACTTTGCCATTGATGGATCGCCAACTAGAAAGATGTTAATATCAGAACGTCTAGCACCCTCAACACCTCTAACAAGTTGTAATAATATTGACAACTTTATGTCTCTCATACCATAGATATTGGGTGCAAAACTACTAACTAATGAGTCAAGATAATCAGTATCCTGTGCCATTAATCTGAACTTCTTTTCGTCTTCATTAGATGGTAGTATATCTTCATCATCTTCCAAGTTATTTATTGCAAGTACATCAATGTAAACATCATTCTCATTTTCATTTACATCTATTATCGACCTGAATATACCAGTGATTCTTTTCTTCTGTCCAATAAATGCAGTGCTCACATCATCACCATAGACTTTACCCATAAACAATACAGGACTACTGTGAACTGCTTTCTCTAATTGTTCTTGTAAGAATAAAGTTTGAACATCATCTGTTACTAAACTTTCTGGTCTAAATATCATCTTTGCTTTCTTACATGCAGGGTTACTACATACTGGTACTACAATCTTCTTTTCTATGTCACACTTTATTTGTTGTTCATTGAAACAACTATGACATACTGCGACTCCACTTTTAACATAAGTTTTAGGTGCATCTGTTGCAGATATAACACAATCAAAAGTAATAACTGTGTTCTCATAGTCAGAATTAATATCATGCATCTCAACTAATGAACTACCAACTAATTTTATTTCCAAGTCTTTGAATGTAGTTGGTACATCAATCTCATCATACTGTTCACCAAGTATTTGATACAATGCATGTCTTACTTTCTCTTTGAATCCAGTAGGATCTAAACCAAATACTTCTGAGAAATCATTAGACTCAATATCTAATGTGTATATACTGTTGGGTTTCAGTGATGATATTATCTTAGCATTAGTTGGTGATGATAATTTTGCATAAATAATATCACTGATTGCTGACTCTGTATATCCATTCATAGTCTTCTATTCACTTCCTTATTTACAATGTTTCCAATCTGAACATGTCTTTGTTGTACCTTTCTGAAATCATCAGATGATAAACTTGGAATACATTCTTTCCATCTCTCCAATGATGCTAAAAACAATGGTAGTTTTGCATCAACACTCTCATCACTAAACTCTGTTAACTTTGCATTAATACCTACATGTCTATCAAGATATTCATGTACTGCCAAAGCCAAAAAATGGCTAAATGATATGTCATTTGGTCTTATCCTATCAAATTTCTCAAAAATATCCTTGACAGAATCACCAACAGATATTGTTACTGTTTTAGAATTAAACTTCATAGAAAGTAAATAGTTAATTAAGTTAATAAACGTTATGTGGATTCATCAACAAGCTTTATTAATCTTTTGAGATTTTCTGGTTTAAACTTCTTTAACATCTCAACTGATTGATGATGTTTCTTACATAATAATGCAAACCTATTTGGATCTCTTTTTATTACAGGTAATACATATTCATTATAAGCATAAGAATCTTTAAAATCTGAATATATTTTATCGCTATTTAAATACCTTTTGTGATGAAATACAAACCATTTACCAAATTTTTTACCACATACATAGCATTTACCATCAAACTGTGGCATAAATGCTACCTCTCTCTTCATCTTATCCATTATTTCTTTTTTCACAACAGTTTTATACTAGTACATTTAATAAATTTTAATTAAAAAAACTTTAAATTGTACGATTTCGTAGATACAAATGTGGCAGAGATAATAGGTCAAGGTGAACGTGCAACACTACAAATACTTAAAGATATTTATGGTGATAGTGCAGAATATTTTACACAATTTAAATTTAAAGACCTATTAAAAGGAGATTGGATTGATACTGTAACCGAAAGGCAAGAAAAAGAAACATTAGATATAGTAGTTAAAACACCTAAAAAGACTATGGTATTTAGGGTTCAAGATAAACATCACACTGGTAGAATAACAGAAGCAAGAGATACAGTTCAACGTAAGACTTTGGAATGGAATGATTGTATTGTAGTTGATTTATGGTTTCACGATTGTCCCGAATTATGGAAAGATGAAGTAAATGATGCAAGTAAGCAAGAGATAATTACTATACTAAAATCTCAGGGTATTTACCCATAAAAGTGTGCTTTTTTCTCTGTGGTTTCTAAGTTAGGACTAGAAATACCGTTCTTACCTATCTCATTATAGACAAAGTGTTTTTCTTGTCTAAGTTTTTCACCTAACATCATTAAAACTATATCCATTTCAATAAAATTTGCTTTCTTTTCGTGAAATGCCTTATCCATTAACTCATCAATAGCATCAAATAATTCTTCAACAATTTCCCAATTTGGGGGTGGTACTTTTTCTACTTCTTCTGACATGTTATTCATCTAATATGTATCTATTTAAACTTGTGCCTTAATTTTGAAATAATTCCAAGAGTTATGGCAGTAATTGGTATTAATTCTATTAAATCTATTCCATATAGAAAGAAATCTAACACTGGATTCTTGTGAGTAATTATGCCTAGTTGTAAATAGGCATCGCCAGCCCATACAAAATGAGGTATCTGTAAATATAATATTATAGCAGTAACAAGCATTGATTCTGTTATATGTCTTTCATACCAATCAAAGAAACCCATAATATATCAGTAAATTTATAACATAAATACGTTATGTAAGATTTATGGTAACGGTAGACTTTAGAGCATTTGGAAAGGGTGAAGCAGGTATATACTATGGCTCTAGTGAAAGAATACTTGTATATTTAAACAACCATGAATCATTAACAGATATACTTAAAACTATACAACATGAATTAATTCATCATTGTATTGCAAAATGCGATGAAGATATGGACGAAGACCAAGAAGAAAAAACAATTTATTTTATGTCTTGGGCTGAAGAATTTTTAATTTGATTGTACATATACCAGTGCATTTGTACCACTTTCTAGTTGAACTTCTATCTTTTTATAATAATCTGTTTCGTATCTATCCAATATTTTTATCTCTTCTTCTGTAACATCTAAAGTCATACCATCGACATGATCTTCTTTACTTTCTATTATGTTTGGATATGGTAATATATCATGTATTGTTAGTTTGTAACCAAGTAATCTATCTCTAGTTGAGTTTGGAAATCTATCAAGTAACCTGTACCTTAATTCAGGTATTATTAATGAACCATATACAAATATTATCATGCTTTATACACCATAAATTTCGCCCTTACTAATCCATTACAACACTTACATCTAAGTCTTTTGTATTTTTTTTCTTTAAACATGTTTATTTCTCCTACTTTACGTCCACAATCTTGACAATAATGGTATTTGTCATGTGGTTTTTTTTCAAAAAAATCACAGATTCCTTTGCACATCGCGTACAACTCGTACCACGTTGTAACTTATATGTTATCGTAATCTGCTAATTCTTTATATACCCCTATACTAAGTAACACTTCATCAATTAATTCCTGTGATAAATCTATGATTTCTTGCGTAGTCATGTTATGACATCTAGCATTTACCATGTGTTCAAGTATTTCCCTAGATTGTTTTGGAGTATGCTTACCCATAATTGTTAACATACCCAATGCAGTTTTATGTATGAGAAATTTTTCCCTCTCGCTTAGAGTCAAAACCAATTTTCCCCTAAACATTCAATACATGTTTTGCCCTTATCTATTTCTTTTTGACCTAGATATTTGCCACACTTATCACACTTTACATATACAGGGTTTTCTTTCGTGCTATTCTCGCGTACAATTTCTACTGCTCTTAGATACTTTTTTAGAGAATTTTCATCTCTATCATCAAAGTCGTTTGGTTTGGAAACTGACATTGGACTCCATATTTTTTCTTCAATATGTATAATTTTTTTGATTAATTTCTCTCTATCATTCATTTCATTGACCTTATAATCATCTGTTTGAAGTCTTTAATAACTCTTTCTGTAACACCTGTAAAGTTGGATACTTGTATGAATCTTTTCTTTCCAAATATTTCTTCCATAGTTTGTCTTGGAGTAGTATTATCTCTACTGTTCTTTAACAATATACATGTGATGTTATTTGTTTTTCTTCTTGCCTTTTGTAATGACTTCTTACACATTCTTATCATCTGTGCATCACCTAGCATATACTTTCTACTTCGATATTCTGGTCTACCATCAGTAATCATTATCAAAAGTTTTCTATGTCCTTTCATCTTGTCTAATTGTAATGCAGAATATTCAAGTGCTAAATGTGTAGGTGTAAGACCATATCCATTATACATATTTATCATATTTGTATCCTTGATATTTCTTATATCTGTAATTCCAACATCACCCATAGCATTTGACGACCATACATTTACTTGTATATCAATACCTCTTACATTCTCAACTGACTTCATCATTGTATAAGCCAAGTTTCTTGCCTTAGTCATATTATCATCATAATACATTGAACCAGATCCATCAATAGATAGAACAACTGATACACCATTATCTGTTCTTTGTTTGTTCATAACTTTCGTTACGTCCTTACCTGTTATCTTGTTTTCAATGTATGATTCAATATTAACATCTTCACCATCATAGTCAATACTATCCGTCTTTGCTTCTTGTAAAGTTCTAAGGAATTTTTTTATATTTTTTCCTAATCTTTCATCATATTCAGGCTTTACTGTCGGTCTAAGGATTAGTTTATACTTTCTATTTAATTGAGGTTGTTGTGTGTTTGTCTTATCTGCGATAATAATAGATATTTGTTCCATGTCTTCTTCAAATTCTACTTTATCATCAGCAACTAATTTTTCTAATGTTTCAATATCAGTTTTTCCATCATTAGTTTTTTCCTGTGCAGTATCCTCAAAAATCATTTCATAAGTTAACACCTTACCATCTTTACTTATCTGTGGTCTTGTTGTTTCCTTACTATAATCTTGAAAGGTTGATCTGTTAGGTTGTTCTATGTTTGGCATGTATGCATGTCTTGTTGTGTAATCATCATACCATTCATCAAGTAATGGTTTTATCTTACAAAGTAATTTATATGCACCCATTCTACCTGTTCCCTCAACCACTTTCAATACATTCTGAAATGTTTCTTTTCTTTTACTAGTAACTAACTCATCTCTGTAAAATCTTATTGCTAGTAATTCAGAAACAGGATCACCGTTAGAACAATCTGTCATATCAGTACCCAATTTTTTTCTAGTCTTCAGAAATCTATCTTTGTTGGCTTTCCATAGATTCATTATAAAGTATTCAATTCGTTGATCTTCTATGATATTAAATGCATACCAATACATATTGAATCTATCTTTACTACCTTTAGACCATTGAGTTAATCTTCCCTTTGCTTCTAATATAGGTGACTTGCCTAACAAATGTCCACACTCATGTGACAATGCTGTTATTCTTTGTATGTGTTTTCTAGCAGGGCTAGATATGTTCATTCTATATTTGGTCTCACGCCATTGAACATAGTTTTCATCATTGAAGTTTGTGAGTTCGATTTTTTTTCCTATTATATGCTCTACAATATCGGTTACTTGTCTAAAGTATTCGTTATCAGAGAGTATATCTCTGTCTCTTGCCATTATACAGTTACACCAAATATCTCATGGATTCTGGTCTTAATAAGTTCTCGCTCTTCTATCTCTGAAAACTTTGTTACAATGACTTGTTTCAAAGTATTCTTCAATGAACTTATGTCACTTAAATGATTAGATAACAATCTGTAATAATCACAGAATTGATCTATGTCTCTAGGTGATAAGACATAATCCACATCACCTTTCATTCTTAGTGCATGTATTTCAGTAGCCAATGTAAGAAGTTCTTTCTTGGTATCATCTGGAATATCTGTCCAATTAGTGATTCTTTCTAAATCACTTTCTTTTGGATATTCAATGATGTCACCAATCATTCTACTTCTCAAGTCTTCTGTCAATGAGTTAACACCTGCGTATGTTACAGGGTTCATAGTTCCCACTATGATTAACCTACAACCTTGATTTAGTTTGTATGTTTTTCCATTTGCAATAACAGAACGTCTCTTATCGAATGGTCTATTGAATAGTTTCATTACTTCATGTTGAGTAGAGTTTAACTCATCAAGATATAGACAACATGTTTTGTAGTGATTTGCAACTTCATAGGCTATTGGTAATACACCTAACTCAAAGAATGAACCACTCTCGTTAATCTGTATCCTACCAAGTAAGTCATTTCTAGTAGTATTCATACTACATGAAAACTCTACTAATGGAATACCTAATTGTCTACATACAGTATGTACCATCAAAGTTTTACCTGTTCCTTTGTCACCCTCTAACAAGTATGGAGTGTTACCAAATTTCATGTTAAGTTCTAGTAACATCATCTCGTCTTTGATAGGAATATATGTACCCCAATCATCTTGTATGGCAGGATTATACTGTTCCATATCAACATAGGCAGTTGGAATTTTAATTATGTTACTTTCTTTCTTGGTCATAGGTTTCTCTCCTCGAAATGTCTTTTGTGTTTTTCACATACATGTACGTTATGTTCTTGCAAACCTTTACTTACTACGTCAATCACACATTTAAACGTTGATACTGCTTCATTGGTACATTGGTCATTTTGTCCTAACATTATATTGCATCTTTTTATTTTGTCCACTCTAATCACACTCCCATTTTACTATGCCTTGTGTGGTATTTCTTTTCTGTTGTCTTGCTGTGCTGTGCCATTCCTCATGTCTTTTCTTAGATATGAGAATCAATGCATCACCCTCATTAAAGATCATTCCACATAGATTACATTTAACCAAGTTGATTATCTCTCCATTCATCATAGGCTTGATCTTCATCTGGATAACAACACTCACATACTACTGTCTTTATACCATCAGAAGAGTATCTCCATTGTATATCGTAAGTGCCTTCACCATCACAGATAGGACAATCGGGGATTGGTTTAGTCATAGCTTTCCCACAACTCCTTTGCTATTCTAGGATGAGCTTTTGCGAACCATCTCTTATACTCTCCGTCATTATCTTCAGATTCGTCAGGGTGATCATACCAATAAAGTTCTAATCTAGGTCTTAAATGAAATAACTCATAGTCATTCCACTTTGGATCATCTCCCCATTCAACCTCACAAGTATGACACAATTTATATCCACTATAATTTAGTGAACCGTCTTTGTTTAAGTATTGTTTATGTATTTTTTCCCAATACTTTATTGCTTCTACTTCTTTATCCATTATAATCCTAGCTCCTTTAATTGTTTATCAATGATTGGCTTCTCATCATCAGGTAATGAATCCCAATACTCCATAAGTATATCATAGGCTTGTTTGTATCGAGCTTCAGATTTTTCTTTACTCATTAGACATACACCTCTAATACTGTGGTAGCACCACATGCTTTGGATTCCCCTACGGAATTATTGAATGACATCTTTATGTCACAATCAACAAACTCAAACTTATCAGTAGAGTATGTTATACCATGTAACAAGTCTTGAACCATTAATGGCTTACCTGTTTTCTTCAATGTCTTCTTATACCATAGACGGTATCTTAATCTTTTTTCCATTACCATCAATACATTTCACTCCATCTATAATCTTCATACTCTTTATCACGAATTGTTTCGTGCTCGTATGAATAATCATTTGCGTAATCATCTAACCAATCTTTAAAAAATCTGGTTATGAAATGATTCCAAATCAAACCCATGACTAAACGTTTCATAATTGTAATACGTTGAACTTGTATATAAGTCGATCTTTGATTAATTCAGATTAATTCCGTAAGTTTCAGATTTAATCTGTAAGTTTCAGAAAAGAAAATAAATACAGTAGGTAGGCGTGCCTGTTCTTCAATGAGCCACAAGCCCATTCTGAAAACGCCTCGTTCGTAAGTTATGTATCTCTGTCTTTTTTTTTTTGAACTTGAGCATGTAGTAATCGTACATGAATTACCTCAAGTCCTCTCTCGTCAATTCGAGCACATTGAGATCCTACTGTATTACAGTAATACTATTACTCTCTTATAGTATTTAAAGGTATATTTGATTTTTTTATTTTATTTTTTTTATTTTTTTTACTCGCGTACAAGTTACATTATGTCGTGTACGACTCCATAACCGAACTGTTTATATACCCTTACATTCACAGGGCTCACAAAAAAATTACTTGAACCAATCGGGTGCTGACCGATTAGTCCATTTGGCAAAGCCATGTTTCTCATGGATATAGTATTGTCTATAAGCCTCATGTGGATCATCACACTTATACTTATCAGGCATAGCCATAACAAACTTTGTCATTGGTGTAAGTGGAATGTTAGGATAAGGTAATGATGCAATAATATCCCATGACTTATGATTGACTTGTCTATTGTATCTAAACTTATACTCTTCATTCAATGCACTAGCATGTCTAACTAACCATAAATAATTAGACATGGACATGCCTGTCCATAGTGTGCATGGGTGATTAGCATGTGTCATTTTATAGGGTATGTCATACTTGACATTTCTATTAGGATATTTGTGATGGACGGTACAAATAATTTGTGCTGACTCTAGTATCATTTTGACAACATGCTTGTCACACATTTGTAAAGCCGAACCTTTTGGGCTTGGTGATAATGCGAATATGTTCATAACAATAAAACACACTCGCACTATTTAAGACTTGCTTTGATTGATTTGAGTGTCTCTCTCAATTCAATGTAGTCGGCTATCCATGATAGAGAACGTCCATTCTCTACCATGAGCCATATCATACGAGACAGTTTTCTGTTATTAATCCCACAAGTTAATAACAACTTTCTCATACTAAGTCTAGTAAAACTAGACGGTAAAGAATGGACAGCGTAAGGGCTTGTATATCCTACTACTTCAGCAAGTGCTAGATAAGGACATTGATAAGAATATACTTTCTTATCTGCATCTCTCAATGCTTGTATAATATATTCTGTATCACTCATCTTGCAATACCTCAAGTAACTCTTTCATGTGTCGGCATGTGTTTCTGTATCTATATCCAATACAATCACATACCCATACATTGTTATCCTTTGAGAGTATGTGTGAAGAGTTTGGATCACTCTTCGAATCACATTGGTATATCATAGTATCAATTTGTTTTATCATCTTGATCTATTCCTCGTTATGTTCATACAGTTATCTATACCGTTTAACTCACATTCACTACACTTAACTGTTTGTTTAAAGTAGTGCTCGAAAGGTTTTCGGCATGTTCTACATTTACTTATCAAGTCTATCACCTCGCTTGTTTCGTCTCGCTCTTCTCTCTCTATCTTGTTGCATCTCAATATCTGTAACTGCAAAGTAGATTAGATTACTATACTCTAGTATTGCTTTCTTGTCTCTCATGTGATATTCTCGTATAAGTAACAATGGTATATCGTCCCATCTTATCTTACCTTTACGTCTATCAGATAAGTCTTCAAGCATCTCACCAAAAGTTTGAGTGAAAAAGATAGCATCATCTTTTTCATACTCAACTTTCTTTAGTATGTTATACGAAATCAATTCCTCAATCAAGATAATAGTTTTCTTATCATCTTTATTATTCAATCGTTTCGTCATACGTTACCACCTTTGAGAGTGTCCCATAGATAACCATAGTCATCATAGTCCAGATCGGGATTTGTTTTCATGTCCTTATCATCAAACTCATCATCACTATCAATATCCCATTCATCTGTCCAGAAGTTATAGGCTTGCTTGGATTTCTTTTTCTTATTCTTTTTATCTTTCTTTTTACTGAAAGAAAAAGAATAAGGGCTTGGCATTTCTTTTTCTATCTTTGGTACAAAGTAGTTGTTACTACATGTGTGACCATCAACGGTTACCCAACCGTCACCAAACTTATGAATACCTTTGGCATCTAATACAGTTATCTTATTACCTTTGATAAGGTTTAAGATATTGTAACCGTATCTGTTAGCTAGCACTGCCATCGCTCTACTATCTGACCATGATGCACCATCTGGTACTGCAAGCTCACCAGATATAACACCATTCATTAGATGCTCATTCCATTCTGACCATGTACCATTATGGAATAACACTGCATCTGCATCACCAGATAATGCTAAGCCACTGTTATCCTCGATAGGGAATGGGTGACATAGTTCTGGTTTGACAGAGCCAACTGATGCAATACGAAAGTGGATTATAGCAGGTAACTTAATCACACCTGTCTCAATCATGGTAATGATCTCTTCAGCATCTAGGTTTTTTCTGTAAGATACAGAACCAAACTCGTTAATCCATGCGACACCTGCACCATGAGAGTTAAGAGCTTCAGCACTTCTAAGAGTATCTGGTTTTGGGAATGAGTCTTCAGCTAGTATGATAACGCACATTATACTAACACCTCACTTACATATACAGGCTCTTCAATGTTATCTGCAAGGTATGAGTTAACAATGTCAATGAACTCAATGATAGCACTTTTTGCTATACGAGGCTCGTTGAATGTTGGTAAGAGTCTTGACTCTAATGTACCATGCATTGAATAGCAGTAGTTCAAGAATGAGTATCTTGATTGCTCTCTATATCTTGCTTTGTATTGTCTCAATGGATTGAATCGCTTCTTAGCATAGTAGCAATTACCATCTAGTCTATTCCAGAATCGTGAGCCCTCATTGATATTGTTACGCATACCCCATTCGTTATAACGTTTGAGATAATAGTTCCAGAACTTTTTGCTCATCAATTTACCATAAGACAAGTGGTTACCATTAGTGGAAATATGCACATGTATTCCACAACTTGAATCCATCTTATCTGGGTAATTATTATCAACCCATCTCTCTAATGCTTCTTGATTAACAGGCTCGCTGTGTATCTCACCCTTAGCTGGACGACAACCACAATCATCATCACTATCATGTGGACATTGAGGAGTTACACTTAATGATACTGATCCATCATTGTATATACCATTTGGTGGTATTAACCAACCACCCTCAATCTCAACACCAGCTAATCCTACACCATCAAGTTGTTTAACTATCATACCATCTGACATAATGATACAACCGTTATACTTTTGCTTGAGTTTCTTTAGTTTCTTTAACTGTTTTGCTATTTGGGAATTGTATCTTAAATGTGATTCATTGTCAATACCATATAATGCTAGACCATAAGCCCTAGATATATCAATTAATGCACTAACAGTAGCATCAATTAGATCCTTTCTAATGGTTTGGTATTTCATTTCAGGTATTACACAATCATATATAGTCTTAGCAGTTGGGTGTGTGCTAAACATATATGGGATTGATACTTTGCCCGATACACCATTAACATATACATCACCTTTTATAGAAACACTCTCATCTGATATGCTTGTTAACATATATGAGGAACTGAATCTCATACTATGAGATATATCAGATAAGCGTGATGCATTTGAAGAGATACATTTCAAGGCATTAGATAAGAATGTGGATTTTCTTGTTACTTCTAATCCTTTGGCAGTACGCTCAATGGTAATACTAAAGTCCATTTCTGGAATTTCAGCGTTACACATTTGGGTAGCCATTTGTAATTGAACTGAATCGCTCATACAATCAAAACGCTTTCATCATATATAAGTCGATCTTTGATTAATTTCAATTCGGATTTTGTCAAAGTCAACAATAATCGAGCCCTGAACCAATAGGGATTAATAAACAGTTCTACCATAGGCAATAACAACATTAAATGTCATATAACGTAACGATTTGATTCGACAAAATACACGCCATACATGGCGAGCATGGATATAAAAACAGTTCGGTCACGTCCGTAACTACAAATTTTTTTTTTTTTAATTTTAAAACATATAACACTCACGCCTAATCACTCGCGTACAACTCAGCGAGCGAACTCTTTATATATCCCTACCAACGATAGAACTCTTTATATATCCTTACTCGCAATAGAACTCTTTATATATCCTTACATGGGCGTGGTCATTAAAAAAATAGTGGGTGCTACCACTCTGTATCGCACTCTGGTTCAGAGCATGCTACTAGTTCACAATAGTAGTTACCATTCTTTTGTTGATAGTAACCACCTTTAAGTGTCCCATCATACTTATCACCATCTTGTTTTAACAACTTGATAACTTCAGAAAGTCCACCTAGTGCATCTTTCTTGTTACCATACATACTGTTGTTATCGGGAATACACCCACAGAGTCCATTAATCACGTGGTAATGAAACATAATACTAATACATCGTAATCATATATAAACATAGATTTGATTGTTATATAACCATGTAATGTAGGGATATATAAACAGTTTGTTTACCTGTAATAAAAAAAGTGGGATTGATAGGCTCACTATAATTCTAAGTGTGCTACTTTATCAATTTCCCCTTGGAGATATACTTCATTGACACTTTTAATGTCAATGCCTGTAACACCTTTAAAGTTCAATTTCTTGATGCCTAAAGGTATTTGTTTGTTACCTGCATTACTGACATCAGATGGTAATAGTCTAGCCAATTTGACTAATGCAACTATTACGTCTCTTTGACATTTGGTCAATTCTGCTTGGTATGCTTTTACATCAAACATATTATACTATGTGTCGTTATGATATATAAACATGTATTTGATTAATTTTTTTATTTTTTTTAACCACGCCTTTACTATACTATATTACTCGCGTACATGTCCGTACAACCAAACTCTTTATATAGCCTTACTAAAATCGAACTGTTTATATACCCTTACTTTTGCCTGCCATAATAAAAAAAAGGCTAGATGAGCCCGTAGTAGTGTTTAACACGATTAACCATCTTGCTACTTGTTCGGCTCGGTTTGTATTCACTAAGTATTTTCTTAGTGGCTAATTCAATTTCAATAATCTTAGTGCCATAATGAAAACAAGTTACTATACCCTCATTTTCAATGACAGCAGATTCCTTGACTAATTGAATGTCTCGAATCATGTTCATATTATACATAATACGTTATCATATATAAGATTAGATTTGATTAATTCTCTATACTATACCACACAAAACCCACAAACAAAAACCCCCCTCGCTCGCGTACAACAGGAATGAGTAGGGATATATAAACAGTTTGTTTCAGGCAAATAAAAAAAAGGTTACTGTGATAATGCTCTAAGAAGTCTTTGGCTTCTCAAGTGTGCATTATCTTTGTTTCTGGTCAAGTCAGCCATGAGTTTATCTTGTTCTGCATCGACATCAAGAACTAAAACCTCACATGAGCCGTTAAGCCAGTGCAAGGTTAGGTTGTCGAAGACAGAATAAGTTAAAGTCTCAAAGACGACTTCTCCACATTCTGGACATGTTAGACCAATCATTAACTATCTTATGTTGTTATAATATATAAAGTGAGATTTGATTAATTTGATTAGTATACTATACCATAAGAAACCAATTAAAGCCCATGGAATTAGTAAGGATATATAAACAGTTTGGTAAGGGCAGAACTCTTTAAATATCCCTACAATACCTGTTTCTAATAAAAAAAAAGTCTCATGGCTCTAGCCATGGGTTGCGACTCATCATAGCATCTTCAATCGCATAGTCTTCGATTGCTTCAATGCTCAAGTCTTTGTATTCTGGGTTATTCATCATCTGGTCGATTCTGTCACAAGCAGTAAGGCGATCTTTGCCCTCTGTCTCGTCCCATTCTTTGGCAAGTTCTCTGTAAGTCTTGCCTGTGGCTTCGTCAATTTGGTCAAGCCATGAACAGGATTCATGCCATGCACCAAATCCACTTAACCATTTGATGAGTTCACCCCTGCGAATACTTCCATCACAGATTTTACAAACGCCTCTGTATTTGGAAGAAAAAACGCGTGTTTGATTCCATCTCATAGTATAACTAATGTCTTATAGTATATAACCCCCACTTTGATTAATTGCAAGTCCCCCCCAGAACTAGGTATTGTAAGGCTATATAAACAGTTCTATTCACTATCGCTCGCGTACAACTATTCAATCAAACTCTTTATATACCCTTACATGTGAGGTATATGATAAAAAAAATGGTGACGACCATTGATGATTACTCATCAATGAACACAGCATCACCAATGATACAGTTTGTACCATAACGTAAATGATAATCCTTATGTCTATTGACTCTTATCAAAAACAAAGAGTCATTCTTGTCAAAAGATTGACCACACAAACTACATATCATAAAATCAATACGTCCTCATTACATATAAACATAGATTTGATTAATAATACGCCCTAACACTCGCGTACGAATATTTGGAGTAGGGATATATAAACAGTTCTGTAATAATAAAAAAGATTAGTTGTTAGCTTGGTGTTTTGCTATATCATCTTTGAGTTTCTCAAAGACAGTTTCAACCAAACTAATGTTCTTTAAGATGTCGTCAATTCTAAAGTCGTCATACACGACAAATGTATTGCCTTGCATGCGAACTGCAATCGACTCAATCAACTTGGCACACATCTCAACACTTCCTTGGTTAAAGGTTGTGTGTAAGTATCCCTCTTTGCTGATTGGTGGCATCTCGTAAGATTTACCATTGAATGAGAACTTGTGGTTCATAATAGGAATAAGTCGTTATAGTATATAATACTTACTTTGATTAATTCCATGCATCAGTAAATCGAACTGTTTAAATATCCTTAGATGATTGAATCTCGTTTCTATACTATAAATTAATCAAAGATAGTGTTAAATACTATAACAACTAAACTCTATTAATGCAAAGTTCAGAAGAGATGAACATGGTATATAAAGCCATCAAAAACGCTTTCGATACCAGAGATTCACAATTCGAATCGAGTAGATTGAACGGTGAGTTCAGCATCAGAACCGATGCACCTTGCCAAGCAGTTCAAATCACTCCAAAAAGTAACGAACATCACATCGACAAAACCCTTTGTGATTTAGTTACTGGAGTTCTTCAGCAATTTTGTGCCGTCAGTTTTTGGTTAAGAACCGATTATGACGACAACAAAACTGTTGTAATGAGAATCTCCTAAACCCCCCATTTCTTTATTTTCAACATTTCCACAGTGTAGGACACTCGTATTAGGGCGACCAAGTAAATACAGAAAAAAACTGTAATTTTCAGGTTTCCCAGATACAAATCCGAATACAACTCGGCACAAGATTTAATAACTATTCCCTCGTATACAAGTCATGGGGGAGACAATAATCCAAGCAAGGCAAATACTCATCAAAGAACACACATTACCACCATTAACAGTAGCATATCTACCATCACCAACATTCTTTCAAGATTTTATGAAAGAAGCTGGGACAGATGAAGAACTCCTTACCCTAATAACAACCATAACAAGAATACGAAAAAAGAAAATAACACATGTAGCACTATACATACCAAACGAAGAATTTGAGCAAAGGCTCTCTCCAGAGGAAATGGAGTTTTACATATCCCTCAGAGATGCAGGGAAAAAATTAGCAAACCTTACCTGTATTCCTCAAGAACTTCAGGATTTCTCCTAGTAAAATCCAATAGTTTCTTCAAGTCGTTATAATCATCTTCATCAAGCAGGTGCTTGTTCCATTTTAATCCACAAAATATGCAGGGGGAATGAAACATAAAAAAAGCCATTATATCGTATTCGTCTCTATTCATTTGGCATCAGGGGTAGGTTCTTTTTTGGCATCTAATACATAGGAAGCCTGTATTCTGAACATACATTTCATCAATTCCCTAGTATTAAACTTTTTAGACCTATCCTTTGTGTGATTTATAAACTGTTTGCCACAGGCTATACACACAGTACTTTCCAAGTTCTTTCTAGTAATAAGAGAAGATTTCTCCATTATACAAGACTATCCCATTCCATCTTATATTGCTTTCGGAGTTTTTCGGGATTTGGTAGGCGTTTGGAACGCTTATACATGTGCCATGAAAGAATTAAACCGATAGGGGTAAAAACGAGCGAGCACACAAGAAACGTCAAAACTGCGACTTGCCACGTTTTTACCATGCCTTATACACGCCTGCGACCTTTATAAATGTGTCGGAAAAATTTTTTCGGGTGCTTCGCACCCTCGATTAATTCCCAAAAGGAAAGGGGTAAATCTTACGTGTTTACCCACTTGCGACCTGCAAGAACGAGTCTAAGAGGGCTACCGAAGTTGCGAAGTAGCAAAGTAGGTAATCCCTGACGACTATCATATAGTAGGTTGTCCTAACTTATATATTTTAATCGTCGTCTTCTTCTTTTCTATTAAACATTTTATGTGCTTCTAATTCATCTTCAATTAGAAAACTGATCTTCCAGAATAGTCTTCTGTCTTCGAGTGTTATTTTTTCAAGTGGTAATTTTGCATAAATTAATTCCCACCATCTCAATAACGTATTGTAGTCTTTGAGAGTTAATTCGACCATACAAAATCGTTTATGTTATAGTATTTAAATTCTCTTACAATGTTGAGTATCGTACGAACGCTTATATCTCTTGCTACTTCGTAGTCTATCTCCACAACATGGACAGTGAATCTTTCCATCAAAATTGGACTTTAGAAACCATTCTTCACACTTTGCACATCTATGTGAGTCACGATAATTTCGTTTACCCATTGGTGCACAGTATCTATTACAGATGTTTTTACAATGATGCATGTAGTATAATGATTTCTACGCTATAAAAACCTAGCTACTTCGCTACGGTAGTCCTCTCCCTCAGCGTAAAGCATCATGGGAGTATGCAATCGCTCACACTACTAGGCAATAAACTTTTTATATGTATTGTTTATAAGTTTAACCATGCCTAAAGACGATTTTGAAGTAATCGATATTAAAGATCCAGAAAATCCTAAAGAGATTAAGATGGAAAAGAAAAAATCAGAGTGCATTTGTGATGGATCACGACATATACAGTGTCCAGTACACAGATAAACACTTTTTTTACATTTTTTTAACAAAACTTTATATAATTAAGTTAAGCGTATTTTAATATGGGCTTTAGAGACTATCTAACCAACGTAAGCAAGGCTTTTATTAATAAATCTAATACCGAAACTACAGTTAGACCTAGTATTACAACCCCATATATGAGTACCGATACAGGTGCAAAGTTACCTATTTTCCCATTCCCACTGATGATGATTTACGAATTAGCAGATAATATTGATGCATTAAGAATACCTATTGAGACAATTAATAGAGAAATGTTTAAGAATGGATTCGAAATTGTGGAAAAATGGAAGTATAAATGCGAGAATTGTGGTAAAGAGTTCCAATATGCACCAACTATTGATGATAAACCAGATGAACAACCATTTGAGCAGAACCAAGATAACGAAACAAATGCAATTCCAAAAGCAAAGGCAATTATTGATGAATCACAGTTACAATGTGATACATGTGGCAATACAAACCTAAGACGACCAGTACCAGAACACAGATTAATACTTGAAAACCTTATTACAAAACCAGTAAATGGAAACCAACAAACACTTGAAGATTTAGCAAGACAGTTGGAAAGAGATTTGGAAATTGCAGATAATGCATACTTGTTAGTGTTGAAACAGTATAATATCAATGATAGAACTGGTGAAATTAATCACGATCAATCCGAAATCAAAGAGTATCTTAGAATAGATCCACCACAGGTAGCCATGATTTGCGATTCTGATGGTAGATTGGGATATAACGACAAACACGAACCTATATTTGTTTGTCCATACTTTGAACATAGAAGAACTAGACTCCACAAAGATACATGTGAAAAAACAGATGATGGAGTTCATAGTAATCCAGTTAAAGCCCTAAAGGCATTGATTGAAGTAAATGCTGTTTATTCGATTGGTACTCCACAACCAAAGTCAGTAATTTATGGAGAGGGTGAAGTTGTTTGGAAAGCAGGTAAATACAAGCCATCATTAGTATATGGATTCTCCCCTATTTATGCTGTATGGTCTAAAGCCATGACATTATCTCACATGGACGAATATGTTAGAAAGTATTTCGATAAAATGAGACCACCAAGAGGTATGTTGGTTATTGCATCAAGAAACTATGAGACATTTAGAAAATCATGGGGTGAACTTGAGATGAGAGCAGCAGAAGATCCTTATATGATTCACCCATTGATGGTAGAATCTGATAAAGGTGGAAAGAACATGGCACAATGGATTGATTTCACTGGATCATTAAGAGAATTAGAATTTATTGAAGTTAGAAAGGAATTAAGACAACTAATTGGTGCAATTTATGGTGTCTTACCACTCTATTTCGGTGAAATGGTAGGTGGGTGGTCACAAGAGGGATTACAAGTTACAATTACAAACAGAGCAGTAAAATGGGGACAAGACATACTATCAAAGGCATTTTTCGATAAAATTGCAGAGATGTTGAATGTAGATGATTGGCATTTAAGATTAAAAGGTGGAGAAGAAAACGACAAACTCAGAGAACTACAAACTGATGGTGTTGAAATTCAAAACATGGCTATTCTACAACAAATGGGCTTTGATATTACCAGAACTCACACTGGAGAGTTCAAAGTAAGCAAAGAAACTGCATTAAGTGCAAGTGATATGATGATGAATGACATGCAAGCAAGAATGGGTAGAGGTAGAGGAACTGCATCTCCAAAAGAAAATAGACAAAATATGCAAGGTGAACCATTACAAACTAGACCATCTGATATGGGTGGAGTTAGTCAAGGATTCCCTGCAAGTGGTTCTGGTACTACAATGTCAAAGAAAGCATACAATGACGGTATTACTCCAGATAACTTTGATGTTATCAAATCATTACTACAAACTGCTGTAAATTATGATTGGAATAAGGGAAAAATGGTAGATGAACTAAGAAAACAAGCAGGTATGACAGTTAGACAAGCAAGAGATTTAGTTAAAAACGAATTAAGTATGGTAAAAAGATGGGAAGACGTTGACGAAGAAAAATCATAAATGTCAGAAATGTTCAGATAAAGAAAAAGAAAATGGCAGAGAAACTGAATATTAACCATGGTGGAACTGATATTGGTAAAAAATTACTAAGAAAACATCAAGAAAACGAATTTACCAAGGTAAATAACTACAAAGAAGCAGTTTGTTTGAACTGTTTGAAAAACGATAGAGCAATCGCTACAATAGCCATGATTTGTGGAGAATGTGCAGGTAAACGTGGAAGAGAAGCATTATTGGCTACAATTTCACATAAATTCTATGGTCTTTGTCTATTTTGTGGAGAACATAAATTCAACTTGGAAGAAATTAATGCAAGATTTTGTATGACATGTCATGGTAGAATAGCACAAATTACAAAAGAATACAATAAAAAAGGTGGAATGTATGGTGCTGATCCATTTTGGCAAAAGATGAGAAGAAAATACGGTAAAGATTGGCAAATAAAATTTAAAGAGGGTTGGAATACTAAAGGACGAGATTAATTCTATCTCTCATAAAGTCGTAAAATCTATGTTCCCAATTAACTTTGTATTTTCCCTTGTGGAAATCACCATAAAATCTGTCTACCTTTGTTTCATACAATGGCGATCTAAGAAATCTTGGTTTAAACAATAATTTATTTTTCTTTGCATCAAATACACATTGATTATGTTTTATCAAATCAACAGTTCCTTTAAGTTCTTCTGGTAATACTCCATTTCTTGCATGCACTATTGTTCTATTCATGTTTAATCGTTCTTTTTGATTATTAGTATTAGTTACTGCGATTAAATGTAATCTAGGAACTATGTAAATATCTATTAATTTTGCATTAAACATAGGATCTTCAATAAAATCCTTGTAAATTCTATTATAAACTTCTAAACTAGAATAGACATAGAAAGATGTTGCCATAATACATTATTTTAAATAATAGTATCGTTATATTAACCTTATGCTAGAGATGATAGAAGCAGTATCTACAGAACTACTAACTGCTGTTTTGTTAGGAGTAGGTGCAGGTCTTGTAGGTTATTTCAGAAAAATCCAAAAAACTAATAGTGATTTGTGCAAAAAAGTCGAAAGATTACAAAAAACTATTATTATTTTGGCAAAAGTTATAGATCAAAACGTTAAACGTGCTCACCCTGACCAAGAATCAGAATTAGATGAACTTGTACAGGAATTATTAGCAGATAATGAGTAAAGATTATATTAAGGTTGTGAACCAATCATCTACATGAACGAATACATTGTTATACTTGCAATCGTTGCAGCAGCAATCGGTGCAGTAGCAAGTACCATTCAGGGGTATATGAGGGCTGAGGGCAATTATTCATTGAAAAAATTGGCTTCTGCCTTAGTATCATCTGTATTCTTCGCCTTTGGTATTGTAAATATTACCAATGTTGAAGCAAGTTTTGGTACAATAGGTGTTGTAGGAATATTCATTTCTAACGCACTTTTGGGATATGGTATTGACCAAGCCCATTCAGCATTGGACAAATAATCCAATGTTTATTCATTTTTTTAACTAAAAACTTTAAATAGTTCACAATAGGTTTATATATTAATGAGTGAAGAACTATACTTCAACCAACTTGTTACAAAGTCTTTGCACGCGATGCATGGTAACGATAGATTCTTTGAGGGTTATCTTACCGTAGAGGTGAAAGACAAGCAAGGTGAGATTACAGTTGTTGACGAACTCATAAAAGTACTACCTATATGGATAGACAGAGGTGCACCAATTACCGATACACACAGTAATCGAGTAATAGGCAAAGGTATCAACTACCAGAGAACTATCTACAAAGGAGTCAATGGGGAAGAATACCCTGCAATCAAAATCATAGGCAAAATTCACAGTGACTATGAATTGGATAATGAAATTTGGAAAAGAATAACAAGTGGAGAGTATAAGGGACTTTCATTTGGTGGAGCTACAAAAGCCAGTAGAGAGCCAATAGTTATGAAAGACGGAAGTATGGCTTATAGATTAAAAGACCTTGAGCATTACGAAGTCGCAGTTTGCAAAGATCCTGCAGTACCTTTGGCATTAATTACTGATTTTAATCCTATTGCAAAAGCCATGACAGATGATTATACTATGCACTCTGAGGGTAAAATGCTCATTAGATGTGGTAAATTTGGTTGTATGGTTGAAAAAGCAGATTCAGATACTAAATTACAAGGAACAAGAGAAATAGGTTCAGATCCAGAGGCACAACATAAAGAATCAGAACAAGTAACTGAAAAAGAAAATAGTCAATTAGAAATGGGAACTAAAGTAGAGATGGAACATACTGATGATAAAGAAGAAGCAAAGAAAATTGCCATGGATCATTTGAAAGAAGATCCAAATTATTATACTAAATTAGGTGAAGCCATGCCAAAAGAAAAGAAAATTATGAAAGAAAAAGCAGATAAAGATGATGATAAAGAAGATAAAAAAGATGATGATAAAAAAGATGATGATAAAAAAGAACATGTAGACCTAGGAGATCATAAGAAATATCCAAAATGGAGTGATAAACAAGAAGCTTTAGAAGCACAAGGTCATAGTGAAGAATCAGCAAAGAAAATAATCGGTGCTGCATTAAAATCAGAGCAAAAAGCAATAGATTCATATAAAAATGCCACAATATTTATAAATACACTTATTAAAGATTTAACTAATAACATGGTCGAGAAAGACGAATCCAAAGAATCCAAATCTCACGAAGAAGAGGAAACTGAAGATGAAGACAAATCCAAAGAAAGCAAAGTCGAAAAAGCCAACACTGATTTTAGAGAAGCTATCAAATCAAACTTTGAAGCTATGACCGAAGTCATTCAATCACTCGCTGAAACACAAAAAAGCGTTTCAGAGACACTCAAAAGTGTTGACGATAGACTCAAAGCATTAGAGACTCCAACTGACCTACCTTTGAAACCAGCTACAACTGATTCCGAAGATATTGGTGCAGATGTTAAAGTCCCTGCTGAGCCTTATGTATCCAACTCAGAACAAGCTAGCCTTGATGCTGATGGTGCAGGTCATGAGAAAGATGAGGGCAAATTGACAATGCAAGAGAAAACCTTTACAACTTCAACTCCAAGACCAAATGCACCTGTTGAAACTATCAACAAGTCATTTTCACAAGATTATAACCTTGTATTGAAAGATGCAAGAGAATCTGGTGACTTGAGCCAAGTAGCAAAGAACATTCTCATTGGAAAATATACTCCCGACATTAAAAGCGAGGAATGGTATTAGATGGTTCAAATCAGAACAATAGATGAGCTCGAAGCACTCTATTATGGTTTCAACAGAAATCTCATTCAAAAAGCTGATGCACCTATCACAACTGCCACAAGTGGTACTTTTAACGCCATTTTTGGTGCTTATGCATGGGCTCAACTTAACTTGGAAGCAAACGCTTTTGGTATTCTTCCAAAGTATCCATGGGATAAATCTGGTTGGCGTGTCATAACAGCTAGAGCAGCAGGTCTTGCTGATGCAGGTTCAAACAATAACACCTCTCTTGGTGGAACTGCCGAGGGTGGACTTATTGCTGATACCGTAAAACCAACTCTCCAAGAATTAGATGTAAAACCAAAGACAGCACAACTGCCTTTCAGTGCATCTGAAGTTATGGAATGGTTGGCAAGCCACAGTAAAGACGACATTTGGGGTGGACTTGGTTCACTTCGTTTGTTTATGGCAGTACAACATAAAGAAAACATCAATAAAATGCTTCTTGCCGATGTTGAGACACAAGCTAGTGGAGCTAGTGCTGATTTCGCAGGTTCATTAGACTTTGAATCCTTAGACAGAATTGTCTCAAGTGATGCAGAAGAAGATGCACTAGGTGGATCATACAACAATTATTATGATTGTTGGAATAAGATCGACAGAGATTCAGGCACAGATTTCGACTCTACAGTTGAATCAGCTAGTGGTACTATCGGTACTGATGGTGTCCTTACTGACGATACCTTGAGAACTTTCCTAAGAAAGATCAGAAAGGCAGCAGGTAAAGATCCAAATGTATTCCTCGGTTCTCACGAAGTATATTCCGAAATTCAAGGCTTATACATGCCATCTGTAAGAATTGCAAATCCTTACGGTGAAGCACTCGTACAAGTTGATGTTAACGGAATTTCAACATTCAAGGGAACTGGTGTTGGTATTCATGTAGACTCAATTTATGGAATCCCATTCATTCCAACTAAAGATGCACCATCTGGTGGTGGAAATGAAGTTGGTAGACTATTTGCATTAGATACTTCTGATGCAGAGGGTTATGGTTATCCAAGAATTGGTATACAAATCGCAATCCCAACAGAGTATTACGAAGCAACTCGTAGAACACCTGCATATCCATTTGTCAACAATGCATTTGTTGAGAAAGGTGTGTTCAGAACTATGGGTGAAACAGTTTGTCGTCACTTCAAAGCACAAGGAAAAATCAGAGACATTAAACTCTAAAATTTTTCTATCCCCCTTATTTTCTTTTTTTATACGTTTAAATATAGGTACATTATACACAAATACATGGGATTTATTTGTAAAAACTATTGTGAGAGAATTGAAATCAAAGTATTTGCTGCAAATGCTTATGATGGTAATTGCTACTGTACTAGATGTTCAGTATGGTTAAAACTATCTGATTTGGAAGGATTAAAATGTCCTTGTTGTAAACAAAGAGCAAGACAGAAAAAAAGATACCTTAGATCAAAAGAAATTAAACGTATTGATTAACATCGATGATTAACATAGTGTTTTCTTTATATACTGTTTGTGCCTGATTAAAATTTATATGTATATTTGTGGAATTATTACTAATGGCACAGATTCCTGCCTTAATTCCAAAAGAAGTTGAAATACAACGACTAAAGAAAATTTGGTTGATTGTAATTGCTATGGGATCAGTAGCAGCATCAGTTGAAGTAGATAACTTCGTTGATGGTTCACTTCATCAAACATCAATCAGGGATTCTGCATTTACTCCTGCACACTGGTGGCTTTATAGTCACTTTGTCGCTTTACCTTTAGGGTGGGGTGCAGTTGCAATCTATGATAGGAAAGTCCCTATTCTTAGAGGAGTAAACAACTCAATGAACACAGGATTAAAAATGACCATTCTTGGTTATTTGGCTACTATGTTTACCATTGGTGTAAACGAGATGTGGCACTTCTGGTTTGTTGAAGAAATATTTGCAGTACCTAATCACTGGATGTTTAACATGGGAGTTGTAGTAGCTTTTATGGGTGCACTAGCTTATGTCGTAAGAGTATATGCTAGATTGGTTGAACTAGGTGCAGAAACACCAAGTGATAACCCATACGTTGCAGAAATGTATAAGATGGCACTTGAGGGAAAGCTATACAGCAGATCAATCCCATAAAATCTTTTTTTATACTTGTTTACCTAATTTAATACAGAATGGATTCTGACAAAAATATATTGGTTGTCCATCTGTTGATTTCGTTGTATATGCTATCATATAACAATCTTCACAAAGTTTAGTAGGAATTTTTAAGTTAAGCACAATATACTTATATACTAGTCAATTATATAAAATTTATGGCTATCACCACATCTGTAAGTGATTGGACAGCAGCTAACGTTTCAAAGACTTTGAGCGTACAATCTGCTTTGACATCTAAATTAAGATGTTACAAAATCAAATGCACAGCAGGGGGAAGCGATACTTATTCTACAGGTGGCGTTACTGCTAACCTGAAAGAGGGAAGAATCAATACCCTAGTAGCAGTTATTCCAGAGACTTCAAGTCTTGACTATATCGTTAAATACGATAAAACCAATGGAAAAATCAAACTACTCGCTTCACCAAATACTTCTGGAAATCCTTTCGATGAAGTAGCAGATGAAACTTCTATCGCAAGTGCAACATTTGAGTTCCTAGTATTCGGCTACTAGAGTCCAAAAAAGCCTTTCTTTTTTCTTAAACTTTATATATTCCTAATTATAACCTAATTCATGGTAGAAGATAACCATAATATTAAGAATATAGACGGAGCAGATACTTTAGTTAAGGCTACTCATGGTGTAGTCACAGCAGTTCACATAATGCATGATGCTACCACAGGCACACTTGTATTCAGAAACGGTACAACTATAGCAGCACCTATTGAATTTACAATTCATACTGAAAACCCACAAGCATATCTTGAACTTAATAGAAGATTTGAAAACGGTATTTATGTAGAATGTGCCAATTCAAATGTCAGAGCACTCGTAGTTTACAAGTAATAAATTTAAATACTTAGAATAACTTTATAAGTTATGGCAACAACTTACTGTTCAGTAGCAGATATATCTGATTATTTAAGAGTACCTATTACTGCTACTACTAGCCCAAATAAAACTCAAGTTGAGAAAATTATTAATAGAAAAGAGGGTGAGTTTGAGAGAAGAACTGGTCATGCATGGAGAACAAAAGTTTCAAAACAAGAAATTTACGATTTACCTTTACAATATATCTATGGGTGGGGTGTTCCAATAAATCTTAAACATAGAAATTGTTTTTACTTTGATTCAGATGAGGGAGATAAAATAGAAATTTGGCAAGGTTCTAATTCTGTTTGGCAAGACATTACAACTAACACAGGTTCTTATGATTTTGATCCTAACCTTGGTAAATTATTTTTAAGAGGTTATTTGTTTTCTATATTAAGACAACATAGATTAAGAGTCACATATAGATATGGTGGAGAACAATATGGTGGAGACACTGTAATACCAGATGATATTAAAGATGCAATAATCAAAATGACATGTATTGAATTAATGAATACAATGTTTAGAATGGACGAAGTTCCAACTGGTGGTATGGTAGACATAGGTTCTGTAAAAAGAGATTGGCAAGAAGATATTGAAACTTGCATCGAAAACAGAAGAGAAGTATTTGTAATACCTTGATTAAAAATGGTATCTATTCGTAGAATTTTTTCAGGTATAAAAGCAAAAATATACGAAGCAGCAGGTAAAAAAGCAGGTATAAATGTTAAGATTCGTGAAAAAGAAAATGGAGAATATGTAGCTACAGTTAATATGAAAAAAGGTATTGATGCTTTACCAACAACAATGACAAATCCAGATACAGTAATAAATTTGTATAGATTACAAAAACAAGAAGAACAATATTATGAACCACCTGATAAAGTAGTTAAGGGTGAATCTGTTGATGAACAGTATGAAGATTTACCAGATTATTATCAAGATGCTATATTACCTGCAAAAGTAAAACCAAATATCACAGCAATAAAAGAATGGGTAATAAAGGTTAAACTTAACAATTTAAATAATAGAGATGTTTTATTAGAATTATACGGTGAAAGTTTTACACAGGAAGACGTAGCAAAAGATAACTCAAAAAAAATAGACCATTTGGTTGATTCAATAGCCTATAAAATATCAAGAAAAATATGGTATGTAGGAAGAAGACCATCTAGTATGACAGATTATCAATGGGATAGGGAAACTAGACATCTTAGACCTGCTGAGGGTACTTATGGTAAATTTGATGAGTGGAAAACATTTAAGTATGATACGAACTATGAATATACATCGGGTGTGTTTTGAATGACTTTAGCCTATACTATGACAGAGACAATAAAAGACCTAATTAATAATAATTGGACTTCTGGTGCTAATCCAGAAATCTCAGCAGTATGGACTAGAAGAAGTGTAGGTTTTATAGATGATAGAAGAGATCAGATTATAATAACTCCTAAGATAGAGAATATACAATATTATAGTCTATACGGTAGAGACCACCTACATGAGATAACTCTTGATTTAGATATAAGAACCTATCAGAATATGGAAAGACATTCTGACATAATTGATGAGGTATTAAGAATAATTAAGGCTAATATAAGAGGTACAAATTACATAGATTTACAGGTGTTAAACACGTTATCAAGAAATGAAAGGGTAAGAAATATGTTCAATCAAATCATAACTATCTCTCTAAGAGTACTCAATCCTTAAAATTTAAATACTAATATGGACTTTTAAAGGTATGGCAGGTATTATAACTGGTGCAAGTGTTTATGTCCATTACGGTGTAGAGGGTAATACTTTTGGTGCAGGTGCAACAGTAGATAGAGCATTTGGTGCTAAAACTACCATTAGTTCACTTACATTAACAAACAATAGAATCGATCTTGCAAAACTAGGTCAAATTGAAATTAACGATTACGCTTATGGTGTTCAAAACGGTACAATAGGAATTAACTTTGTATTAGCAGATACAGTTACTTCAGGTGGAACAGAATCATCTGGTGAAATTTTTGAGTTTATTTATGGTACTCCATCAGTAGGTGGGGTTTATCCATCTGGTGGAATTGGTGTAGGTAATGCACCTGTAACATCTCCAAGGGCAACATTTAACGTAGGTATCAATACTCCAGATTGGGGAATTGATGGTACAGCATACAAAGTTAGAGTATTAAGAGGTTGTGTTCTAAATAACTTTTCAATCAGCACTTCTATTGGAGAAACAGTAAACTGTTCAGCAGATTTTAATTATGGTTTAGAATCAAAGAATACATCAATTTCTTATTCAGAGCCAACAATTACAACTGGTACTCCATATACATTTGCACATGCAATATTAAAAACAAAATTAAAGGATGGTTCATTAGCTACTGTTGAATTAGTACAAGATTGTGAAATCTCATACGCATTAAACAATGAACTATTATTCTCATTAGGTTCTAATCAATCAGTAAACTCATTCAGAAAGATTTTAGATATTACTGGAAGATTCAAAGTAGCATTTTCAGATTGGAAATACTTTGAAAGAGTCTTGGCACAAATCGGAATTGGTGATAATGGTGCATACGAACAAAACATCTCAACAGCAAGTGAGGGAACTGTTGAATTAGAGTTAACATTCACAAATGGTGCTAAATCAATTAAATTAGAATTAGCAGGTGTATCAATATCTGATCTTGCAATTTCAGGTCTTGAGCCAGTAGAACCAGTATACCAAGAAATTGCTTTCAAAGCAAAAACATCACAAGTAACAGTTACCACATAAGGTTTATTAAACCCTTAACATTATTATCTATATGGTAATTAAATCATTTGAAATAGATTATAACGGTAACAAAGAAACAATAGAATATGAGGACGATTTACCATTTGGTGAGTTGGAAAGTATCATATCATCATGTATTGATATGACAAACATGAATGATATTAAAGTGAAAATACCTCAATACAGAAAAGCAATATTTCTTAAATCATTAAGAAAAGCACCATTCAAAGTAAATGATTCAAGTGAAATGAATACATTACCAAACTCAGTTGTTGAGCAAGTTCTCAAAGGTTTAATGACATCATTCCCTTTAGGACTATTTTTGGAAAATTGGGTGAAGACAATAACAGGAGATATAGATCCCAATCTGCTAGAATCTACTACTTTTGTGCAAGAGAGTTCGGTTGGGACAAAGACACAGTAGATAAACAATCTCTTCATTACTTAATAATGATAATAGATGAGCATAACAAAGCTATGCGTGAGGAAGAGAACGAAATGAAAAAACTTAAAAGGTAAACACTCATATAAAAATTTATGTCTCAGAATGGAAACTTTGGTAAACAACCTAATGAAACAGATATAGATCAGTTAACCAGAGTTATAGAGGAGTTAAATGAAGCTTTTAAACGTGTAAATAAGATAACAGATGAATTATCACAAACAACATTAAGAGAATTAACTGTTAGGGCTACAAGATTAATAGAATTAGAAAAGAAAAAAGAGGCAGCATTACAAAAAACTAATGATACTTTGGCTATAGTAGCAAGAAGAGAATTATCAAGATTAAATGTAATGGATAAAGAAGCCAAAAACTTAGCAATAGAAAGAAAAGAAAGAAATGCTGCTGCTCAAGAAAGATTCAGAGAGAAACAAGAATTACAAAGACAACATGCAGAAGATGTCCGTTCACACATTCTACTTAGAAAACAGATGAAAAACTCAAATGATGCATTAAAATTCTTTACAACTTCGTTATCAAAAGGATTAAGTATAAGTGCAGCAGGTGGAATGGGATTAGGAAAACTTGTATCTGCATATACTAGAGCATCAAATCTTAAAGAATCAAACAAAGAGATTGATAAAATATCTGACCAAATTGAAAAATTACAGAATCAAATAAACAATAATCCAAATGATCCAAACGTAGGACAATGGAGAAAAGATTTACTAATGGGACAAAAAAAATTAGATTCTGAAATAAGTAGAAAGTTAGGATATGAACAAGGAGAGGGTGCAGATACATCAAAATTATTAGGTACAAAAGGAATGTCGGCACTTGAAGCAATAGGTGACTTTGGTAGAAAACATGCTAAAGGTATACTAATAGGTGCAGCAGGTGCAGGTATATTAATCAGTATCATAAAGAAAGCGATGGACGTATCACCTGTATTCCAATCAATGAAGAAATTAATGGAGTTTGGATTCATGTTAATACTTAGACCTATAGGAGATTTCTTTGGATTTGTAATGAGACCAGTTATGATTATGTTACTTAGAAAATTCATTATACCATTTTATCAATATTTATATCCAAAATTAATGAAAATAGGTACTGCTCTAGGTGGAGAAATAGCTGACAGAATTGAAAAACTTTCCAAAGGAGATTTATTAGGTGCTATATTTGGTTGGAAAGAGGGTGAACCAATTTTAGCAAATGTTACTTCAGCATTTACAAGTCTTGCAGTTTTGGTAGGTACAGGTGGTACTGTAGCTTTAGCATTATTAGCATTTCAGAAAATTTTAAAAACAGGAACATCTTTAATAGCAAAGATACTTGGGTTACCAGATCCATACGCAAAACAACAAGAACCACCAACTAATCAAAATCCACGAAATACTCAAAATCCACCAAATACTCAAGAACCACCAACTAATAAAAATCCTACGCCAACTAATACAAATAATCCACCTAATAAAAACGTTATGCCTAGCAGTGGTACTTCAAAAAGTTCACCAATTAACAATACATCAGCGTATGCAAAAACATTACTAAATAAATCTCCGATAAAACCACCAGTTACAACAGGTGGTTTTGTAAGTACAGGTTCATCTACAACTCAAGGTGGAGTGTTTATGGGTACAGGAACTACGTCAACAAGTAATAAAACATTGGTAACTGGTAAATACAGTTTAAATTCAGTAATAAAAAATGCTCAGAAATATGTTGAAAGATTTTTAGAAAGTGCAAAGAAAGCAAAGAAACCTATTGCAGATGTTGTTAATAGTTTAAAAGGTTACATTAAAGGAAATGTTAGTTTAAAGGGTGCTATAGGTGGAAGTGGAGAGGGATTAGCATTTATGTTAGCACCATTTTTAGACTATGTTCCATACATGCCTGAACTAAAGCAATATGTTGGAGAAATTATGAGTCCTTTGAGAATGAGTAAAGAACAAGGTCAACTTATAGATAAAGCAATAGGTACTCCATTTGCAAGTGCAGTTGATGCATTTCAACAATATAATCCAATCAATTATCTATTTGATATATTAAAAGGTAAACCATTAGGAACTCACTCAGGTATATCAACTAATGCGGTTGGTGGAATTATTACAGAACCAGTAATGGGTATAGGTAAATCAGGTAAAAGATATTTAATGGGTGAAGCAGGTAACGAATACATAGTTCCAGCTAATAGAATGAACAACATGAATGGTGGAGTTACGGTGAATATTAATATATCAAACATGAGTGGTAGTATGCAAGATGTTAATAGATTGCGAGATGTTATACTTAGAGTTATGCAAGAATCTTCAAGTAAGATGGTGAGATAATGACACAAAGAATTTTTATATTAAAGAAAACAGCTCAGATTTCTGGAACTAATTCAAATCCAGCTTTCCCTGCAATAGAAATCACTAATATAGGTAATTTTACATATTCATTAAATACTCCTGTATCACCTTTACCTTTACCAGAAGAATCACATGAAGAAAATGTATTGATAAAAATGGAAGGCAATTCTGCACAGATTACTATTGATTTTAAGATAACTCCTAATTCATCATGTTGGGGATATGTTGATGATCCACAAGGTAATAGAGAATTTCACGTTAGTAATATAACATCGCCATTAGGAATTATCAATGAAATTAAAGATAGGTTTATTCCTAAATCCTTAGTAGATGGTTACGCATTTGAGATACAAGACGATACAAATTCAAGTAATAATGTTTTTGATTATGGTACTATAAATAACATTACATTCAGTTCTTCTGCTGATTCTCCTACAGTATACAACTGTTCATTTACATTCATGGTAGGAAATGTAATAGGATTGTATGAAGCAAATGTTCCATATACTCCTAATAAGGTTAATTTATCTATTGTAGCAGGTAATATAGTAGTATCTTGGGAAGATAGCAAAATATATGCAAGTTCAACTGATATACCAACTATAACTGGTGCTTCTATAAAATATAAAAGATCAGATTCACCTGCATGGGTAGAGTATGGATCTAATCAATTTGCAGTTGGTAATGGTGGGGAAGATCCTAACAATCAACCTGCATCAGATTCATCTACTCGTCTTATTACATTATCTACTTTAAGTTCAGGTACATACAGAATAAAAGTAGCTATGTTATCTAAAGATTCATATAATTCAAATGTTTATTATTATATGCAAGGAAAAAATACTGCAACTAATGGATACGAGATAACTAAATGAGAGTAAAAATTTGCCAAATCAGAAGAGACACTAATGGTAACATAACACATAGAAGATTCTTTGTTCCAAAAACTGCAATAGTAAGAAGAGAGGGTACTAGAGCACCAGATAACATGGAATTTACAGTAGATATAGTATCAGATATTAAAGAAAATGATGAGATATACTATATTCAAGATATTATTGATACAGATAATTTAGTTGGAATGTATAATTTCTATGGTAATTTTAGAGATGAATCTGGATATGAACAAGATGATGTCAGAGCAAGTAACATAGATATACCTGAATGTGTTGATTTATCTGGTACTAGTAGTATATATGAAAGATTAAGATTATATGAAAATGTTGGAAATTCAAGACAAAAATATCTTGGATTTTATAAAACCAATATAAACGCAACATCAAAAGATGGTATCAAGATGGAAAAAAAGTTTGTCTATAATAGTAATACAAATCCACCTATCATAGACATGAGTGGAAATTTTGAAATTTGGTTAGAATTTCTTCCAAATTATACGAGTAATTTATTTACATTATTAGATTTTTATAATGAAAGTACAAATAAAGGATTATTAATTCAATGGGACGTTCCTAATAATCAAATAAAAATAACAGCGAATAATGGTGGAACTGCTAATGTGGCAACATGTCCTTTAACATTTGATACAGATTTGTTTCATTTAAGAATAGGCAGAAATAATGGTGAATTTTTCGTATATGCTAATCAAGAGGAAAAAACAGTTACAAATGCTTCATATAGTGCAGATTTAAATCATACAGATCCATACTGGTATATGTGTAAAAGTTATAATGAAAGTACGTCTTCATGGAGTGATGGATTTTCTGGGTATTTTTTTCAACTGAGATTTTATGATACAATACTAGATGATGATCAAGCATATACTATATGGTCTTCTAAAGCACAACAACTCACTATGAAATTCGGTGGATTCATTTGGAAATTAGAAGATGGTATTTCAAAAAGAGCACAATGCAAAGGGTGGTCAGCAAAGATATTATCTAAGATTATATCACCATCAACAATGACAAATGCACCTAGTTTCTCACAAGTAGCTAGAACTGGTGTAGTATATACAGATGGTAAATCTTATGAAATATTGAAAGATATAATATACAATATAGGTGACAATGAATATGCTTTCCCTACAGATGAGCCAAACAGTGATCCTATACAATATGGTTTTGGTGGAGTAAATGCTTATGGTACTTTGTTAGATTTTATGGAATTTTTAATGGTAATGGAAAGTTCAAGTTCAAAAGATTATTTCTTTAATGTTTTACCTAGAAAAGTAATAGTTGTAGATCAAACAGTAGATGCTAATTTAGCATGTAATGAGTATACTTCTAATGTAATTGAAAATTTTAAAGATGATACTAAAACGGTTAATATGTTAGAAATATCTGCAAACAATCAGCCTAAAACTGATTCATATTCTGTATCTAAAAGTTTTACAAGTAACACATTAACTACTTCATCAGTAATAATGGGATATGATAGTTTAAGAACTTGGCAAACAGATGTCATTGTAGATAGTGTGACATACGCTGAAATAAATGGTGTTCAGGCAGATGTTTATCAGTATAATGAAACTATACCAAGTGGTTCTTATGGAATAAAATTGAGTGAGGATAAAACATCATTCCAAGCACAAGCACCTTTAACTGGAAGTTATACTGTAAAACTTTGGTTCACCTTTAGATTTTTTATATTAAATGCTTTATCATCAGTTCAAATAAAAACAGATGCTACCTCTGTATCTGAAATAGGAATATACCCAAGAAGATTGGCAGTTAGACAATTAGAAGATGGTGTAAATTTAGGTAGTTTTGCCACAAAATATTTAGATTTATTTAAAGATGTTAAACAAAGAGTGAAAGTAAGATTTAATGGATTGATTAATTCTGTAACAATAGGTCAAAAATTACCAGTTAGTTATAAATCTAAAAAATTATATACCTCATATAATGAATCAACTGGAGAATTAATACCTCTAAGATTACCAGTATCATCAGTGGAATGGAGATACCCAGAGGGAACAACAGTTATAGAACTCGGAGATAACGAGTATAATACCTTTGATCTGGAAAAAATCACTATAGATCAGTTAAGAGGGCTAGATAATACCACAAACAAGTCTTCTCTAATCTAACATAATATTTAAATACTAATTATCAATACAGATATTATGAAAATTACAGGCGACTCAGCAGATGCAAGAATTGAGAAATTCCTTTCTTGGAAAGATAAACTCCCAACTTATCAAAAAAGAGGAGTAGAATTAAATAAAAAAGATAACATTACAATCGTAAAAGGCACATTTGAAAGTGACGGTACATACCACAAAGATTGGTCATTTACCCATAACTTGGTCACTTCAGATGGAGATATTTATTATGCAAAGAAAATCACTCTAAAGAAATCTGACGGAACAGCATACGCAGATTCAGATTTCGCAACAGATGGAATCTTTTTCCACCATGACGGATCAACTTCAGTATCAAGCAGTACAATCTATGGTTGTATGATTCTTGGTTCTGGAACTGTAACTCCACATGAGGGAGATACCTATGGTGTATCTGGAAACGCAGGTACAGCATTTAGTGCAGGTGCTTATGATGCAAGTCATGGTTCAATCAATACCACTAAAACACTCAGAAGTAATTACCCACGTTTTAACGATGGTGATGCTGATAACACTGGTGGAGCTAACGATCAAGTTACATGGTCTTACAACTGGGCTACTGGAGACTTTGATACTACAGGTGCTTCTGACCTAACAGGTGGAGTAATTGTAGATAGAGCAACAAATGCAACCCCAGCTAGTAACGCAAAATTATTGTGTCACTTTAATTTCAGCAGTGCTTTCGAAAAAACTGGTAACGATACACTCAAAGTATTTGTAAACCACACGTTCGAGGGCAATTAGCGATGAAGTTTAAGAACATATTCAAAAAACTTGAAACATCAAGAGATGGTGCTAATGCTCAAATTAGAACAAGCGAACAAATCACAATCAAAAAAGGTGCAAAAATAGATGGCTAGAAAAGCAATTTACAAACACGCAACATTAGTAGATGCAGTAGCATATCCAGATGATCCATCAGCTCCAATCGGAACTAACGAATGGAATGAAGATCCAGATAATGAGGGAATGTTAGGTTTCAATATTGAAACTATAGCCTCAGCTACAACAATTACTCCATCAAATTCTATGATTTCAATTACTGGTTCAACTCCAGTAGCCACAATCGCAACAGGAAACACAAGTGTTGGCGATATTTTATTTGTTACTACAACAGATTCAGCAGTTTTACAACACAATACTGGTAACATTCATTTACAAGCAGAAGCAAACTTAACATTATCAACAGATTCACCAATTCTTTTAGTAAGAAAGAACACTGATTGGTATCAATTTGGTGGTTTATCAGTAGTAAGTCCAAAGGCAACTGGTACAGCAAACTTCCAAAACATGGTATTGAGTGGAGACTTGACAGTAAACGGTGCAAGTACAATCATTAACTCTACAACAATCTCAGTAGATGATAAAAATATCACACTAGCAGATACAGCAAATCCAACAGATGTATTAGCAGATGGTGGGGGTATTACACTTAAAGGTGATACTGATAAAACAATCCTTTACAATAACGCAAACACTTCATTTACTGTAAGTGAAAACTTTGACTTGGCTTCTGGAAAGAAATTCAAGATCAATAATGCAGATGTATTTAATCCAATCGTATTAGAAAAACAAGGAAGTGCACCTGCAAACCCAGTAGCAGATAGAGGACTTGTTTATGTCAAACAATTAGATGCTAACAATGACGGAATCTTTATTAAGATTAAGAAGAACGGTACATATAACGAGGTTCAGATCGCATAATGGCAATTATTTATTTAGCAGGTAACAGAATTGAGGGACTTTCTTCCGATACTAAACCAACAAGTGTTGTAACTGGTTCAATCTTTTATGAAACTGATACTAAAGATGAATTTTCATGGAGTGGTTCAGAATGGGTAAAGAGAACTGTCGGTGGTACTATTACAGGTGCAGATGTTGAAGATGCTTCTATTCCATTTACAAAAATTGCAGCAGGTACTCCAAACAAAGGTTTAGGATTTGACGAGAATGGAGATATTGCAGAAGTAGCAGCAGCCACAGGTGTAGATCCAACAGTAACAAAAGAAGTAGTTCCATTTATTAGTGATTTTAGAGAATATGTTAGACCACTTCACATGGAAGTAGGTCTTAATCCAGATACTAACTTATCTCCAAGAGCAAGAAGAGATTATTTCTCAGAGGGAAATAGATTAACATGGAGTGATGATTTCTCAGGTGGTGGACTTGAATGGACACATGAGGGAAACAACGCTTATGTATCAGCACAATCATTACACTTACACACTGATTATCAATCTGCAAGTGCAGTAGATTTATACACTAAAATTGGAACTGAACAAAATCCACTTCCATTATCAACTGATCAATGGTGTTTAAGATTTTCAATGGAATGGTCAGAAGTCGCTTCAAATACAACCTATGTAGGTTACATGTACTTTGGACTATCATCACAACCAGCTACAGTTTTTGCTAATCAAAACCAATCATTCGTAGGATTTACCATTGGTGGACATCAAACTAACGCAGCATTTTATAACTATAACAGTTGGTGTTATGGTGGACAAGCACCTTACACAGCTTCACATACAAACACAAACGTAAGTAACTGGGGTGGAAACTTCCATGATATTTTCTATTGTGAACTTGTTAGACAAGGAAACACTATTTTCTGGAGATATTATGCAGATCCAGAATACAGAGTTATGGTTAATGAATACAGCTACCAAGGTGCAGCATCATACTTTAACGCAGAAACCACAACTGGTAACAACCAAGCATTAAGATACTTGAAAGTTATGGGTTACTGTACTGCAACTGGCGAAAGAAACTACATTCAAGGTAAGATTGATAATGTTAAATTCTGGAATGGTTGTTCTTACCCAGATGATCACGATACATTAAACGCATTAGAAGAAGTTAACAAAGGTGCAGAAAACTACTTTAACGCAGAATATGCTCAATGGGATAATCCAACAGATTGCTTCATTGGTCAAGTAGCTCCAAACAATACTACTATCACTGCAACTAACAAATGGAGAAAAGCATGGGACGATGATTACAAATACTATAGCAAATATCCAACTGATACTTCCGATACATACCAAATGGCTGAGATATGGAGAACTGTATCAGCAGATAGAACAAACACAGTATATGGTCAAGGATTCTATATCGCAAGTGGAAACCACCCACTAGTTTACAACAGTGCTAATAAATATAATGAAGTAGGTACAAAAGGTAGAGGATCATACGGTTTCCCAGTTAAAGACATTTCATTCTATCTATACAAAACTGGTTCACCATTAGGTAACCTTGTAGTTAGAGTATTCAATGGTGGTGGACAGATGAACACTCATCATAGATGTACTTCTGTTAATACAATAGATGTTTCAACATTATCAACTGACTCTGCAAACCCAACAAAATGTACTTGGCAAATGGCAGGTTACACTCCAAGAAGTGGAGATTATGTTATTGTCGAACCTGAATGTGTCTATGCTACTACACAGGCAACAGTAATTCCAACTAGATTAATTGATGGAACATTAAATGTGAACAATAATTACCAAGGACAACTATTCGATGGTTCTAACTACTTTTCAGTAAGATACAATAGACAAGTAAGCGATGGCTTGGAATATGCAGGTTATCATCAAAATACTTCACCAACTGTAGGTACTGATGCAACATATCACCCTGATTATGAAGTAACACTACAAAGACAAACTCAAACTGCACAAATGGTAAACCCATACTATGACATTTGGGTAGGATTCCCATGGCAAGGTCAATACAAGAGACAAGCTAACAGCCAACAATACAAGAGAACTACATTCGATAACATGCAAAATGACAACTGGGGTTCTTCAGCAGGTGCAGGTACAGGTTGGTCATTTACAACTCCAGAGCACTTTTACGATAAATATAGAATCGATACCACTTCAGGTACAGCACCAGCTTTAGTAGGTAGTATGGTTATAATGCAAACTGAATATGCATACGCAACTATTACAGTACCAAAACATAAAGAACATACCTATGCAAACCCTGCATACAGAGCATTAGATACAGGTTACATTGACGATAGAATATGGCAAATGAGAATTGGTGGAAATGATATTGAATATGAAGTTTGGGTTTCAGATAATAACAAAGGAGATCCATTGTTATACGGATCAACCAACAGAGACAGAATTGACAACGATTGGCGTAGAGTCGGTTTCGGTGTAGGTTCTAACGATGATTCATATCTTTACGTCAATGAGAGATTTAGATATATTAGAGTATATGTAAACACACATAGTTATTCCACTGCACCAACAAGTAGATGGTACTATGTTCACGATCATGCAGATATTCAATACTGTGTAGTAGGAATAGGTATACAATTAGCAGATACCAACACTGAGACACAGATACAAATACAGGAATCTGATCCAAAACTACCAGATAACCATGCAAACAAATGGACTACTGTTAGAACAATCAACACAGCAAATCTATCCTCAGAAACATTGAGTAAGATTTTAGTCCCTGCTTCAATGACTAACAAATATAGAATTAAAGGTAGCTCTGGTCAATCTAAAGTCCTAGGACTTAGAGAAGTTAGAGTATGCTACCTACATAGAGACATTGTGAGAACCAAACATGGACATATCGCTCTCAGTGCAACCGATGCAAACCTATCATTAGCAGGTGCATAGATAATTCGAGGTGGAATAGATGCCTAACTCGGCTATATTCCAATCAAATATTTTTTCATCAACAATATTTGTAGGTAATAAGCCACTTATCATATTTCAAGATGATGTATATCAACAAGATATTACACAAAGACTTGCTTATGTACCAGTACCACAAACTGTATTTCAAAATAACATATTCCAATCAAATGTATTCCAACAAATACAAAGAACCAAAGTATTCCAATCAACTATATTCCAAAATAGTACATTCCAACTAACTCCTTATAATGGTAGACAGTTAAACGTATTACAAAACAGTATATTCCAAAATTCTGTATTCCAAAAACTATCATTTGATGGTAGACAATTAAACATATTCAAGAACAGTATATTCCAGAACAATGTATTCCAAGTAGTTCCACCAAACTTGATTGTCAAAGTCATTAATGACATAATTGGAATAAGTGAATATGTAGAAGAACCAAGAATAGGATTCCCAAGAACTGTAGATCCAGATGCAGTATCAATAGCATTAAGTGTATACAAGGTATTAGGTGCAACCAGAGATTACACAGAATTAATCACAATGAATGAAGTATTGGTAAGGTTGAGGGGTAGAAAACCACCAATTTTTTCCAATTTATCTATTAGTGAGTTTATATCATATTCAAAAGTAAGAGTATTAAGTAATATTAATTCAGTATTCCAATCAAACGTATTCCAAAATAACATATTCCAAGGACTATACAGTTTAACAAGAACAACTATTCCAAGTGTATTTACAAATGTATACCAATCAAATGTATTCCAAGGAGAGTTTAATCCAAATGAAATTCCAAATCTCTTCCAATACAACGTATATCAACAGAACATATTCCAAAATGATTACAACATAAGAGAGATAAACAGAAGTGTATTCCAAGGCAACGTATACCAAAATGATATATTCCATACAACTACAAAACTCTTCACACAAGTTCCAGAAACAGTATCAGTTGATGAGTTAGTTGATGCTAAGACAGGATATGTAAAGGTAATATCTGATTCACTATCATTATCTGAAACAACTGCAACTGGTGCAGGTAGAGACTTAACAGAAACAGTATATGATTCACTGTCATTAACAGATGTAGATACAAGAAGAAAAAGAATAACAAGAGTAAAGAATGATACTGTAAGAATAAACGAGGTATTAACAAGATACTTCTTGAGAAATCCAAACATTGTATTTGGAGTATTCCAAGATGATGTATACCAAGATGTATTCCAAAAAATATACAATAAGGTTAGAACATTCATTCCAAAAGTATTTGATCCAGTTGTATATACTGACATATTCCAAATTGCTTCATTCAATCCAACTATCATTAGAAAAGTATTCCAATCAAACGTATTCCAAGAGGGTGTATTCCAAGCACAATTTGATAGTTTAGCAGGTGGATTACCAAAAGTATTCCAATCTGGAGTATTCCAATCAACAGTATTCCAAACATCAAAGCCAAAGATACATGTAATAGATGATAGTGTAGGTATATCTGATACACAAGCAAAGAGAAGAATAAGAGACAAATACAAGACAGTATCAGAACAAGTATCATTAGCAGAAATTAACAACAAGGCTACAGGATTTGTGGTTGAAACAAGTGATTCTGTAGGAATTGATGATGCTCAATTCAAAGTAGGTGGTAAGGTACAAACAGCACCAACTGATAGTGTAGGTGTATCTGAAAACACATGGAAAGTAAGAAGAATCTTCCCAATTATCAATGAAACATTAAGGGTTTCAGAAGTTAAACAGAGATTAAGAACATTAGTTAGAGTAAAGACCGAATCTGAGACAGTATTAGAGACTCCAGATAAGGCTAGACCTATGAAGAGAATTGTATCAGATAACGTATCTGTAACAGATGAGGTAAAATCAAAGAAATCTATCGTAAAGAAGATTACAAACGCAGTAAAATCAACAGAAAATGTACTTAGAACAAGAAACTTACTGAGAATATTAACATTCATAGTAGCAATCAGCGATGGAATAGGAAGAGAAAACTTCATAACAGAAGTATTCCAAAGATCAATATTCCAGAACAATGTGTTCCAAGGAAAGTTTGATCTTAACGCAATCAAGAAGAGAATATTCCAATCTCCACCGTTCCAACTGAATGTATTCCAAGGTGCGTTCGATACTATCATACCTATAGTAAGACCTATATTCCAAGATATATTCCAAAAGCCACCATTCCAAGGTGCATGGAACACTTCTTACTACAAGAGGGTATTCCAAGTAAATGTATTCCAGAACAACGTATTCAAGAGATTTACAATATCTCCTATAGTGAATACTATATTCCAAATTGGAGTATTTTCAGTTCCACCATTCCAAACAACATGGAACAAAGCTATTCCAAGAAAAGGAATCTTCCAAGGTGGAGTATTCCAAGACTATGTGTTTACTACTCCTAACAAGATATACAAGAATGTATTCGATAGCATGAGAATTTCAGAGACTAAATTCTCAATAAAAGGTCTAGTAATGAGAATATTCGATACTGTTAATGTATCAGAAATAAGAGTAAAAGTAGTAGGATTAAATAAATCTGTATTTGATTACCTAGGTCTATCAGATACAAACTACTATGTAATAGGATTATTCGGACATGTATTTGACAGTATTGGTATTAAACATGATCTAAGAAAGAAGTTCAGAAGAGTATCAGCAATAGTATTAAACATCTTCCAAACCAATGTATTCCAAAAGCCACCATTCCAAGCCTCATGGGATCAAGCTAGAGATATTCTTGCAGTATTTACTGATATATTCCAAGATAATGTATTCCAAACAAACTCATTTACAAATGGTGTTATTCCAAGAGTATTCCAATACAGAGTATTCCAAGAGAATGTATTCCAAAAAGGATTCGATTCAAGAAGAATTGCAAAATTCGTATTCAATGGAAGTGTATTCCAAAATGGTGTTTTCCACACTCCAACACTAAGAAAAGAGACAATATACGATGTAGTAGGAATATCATTAACAACAGCAAAAGCAAAAGGATTTGTAAAGACAGTATTAGATTCTGTAGGAATCGTAGATATTGTATCAAAGGCATTAGGATTTGTCAAGTACATATTCAATACTGTATCTATAGTAGACACTCCAAAGATTGCAAGAGGATTTACCAAGATAGTAGAGGATTCTCTCAGATTATACGACTTTACCAAATACTTCTGGAAGAAAGAAATCTTTACAATACCATCAATATTCCAAACTGGAGTATTCCAACAACCACCATTCCAAGCATTATGGAATCCAATAAATGGATTGATCAATACTGTATTCCAATCAGATGTATTCCAAAGACCACCATTCCAATCTGGATTCAACAAGTATATCATCAAACCAGTGTTCCAAGTAGGAGTATTCCAATACCACCTATTCCAAACAAAGCAAAGAGATATTACAAGAGCTGGAAAATATGTATTCCAACAAGGTGTATTCCAGAAGAATGTATTCCACAGTGCTACTTCAATACAAGTATCAGTATTCGATTCAGTAGGAATATCCTTAGCAGTAACAACTGTAGGTGGATTTGTAAAGAGTGTAATAGACTCACTATCACTATCAGATACAGTAAAAGAAGCAAAAGGAAAACTAAAGGTAGTATTAGATTCATTACAGATAACAGAGATAGTAAGAAGATCACTAGGATTAAGAAAGATTATCTCAGAAGTAATAGCATTAACAGAACCAATAGTATTCAGAAATGTAAAGATATTAAGCAACATATACTCTGTATTCCAAAAGAATGTATTCCAACAACCACCATTCCAAACAGATTACAGTGCAAGACAGTTAATAGAAAGAGTATTCCAAGCAGATGTATTCCAGAATTTTGTATTCCAAAAAGGATTCGACAAGGACATCATCAGAAATGTATTCCAAGGAAACGTATTCCAACCACCAACATTCCAATTCCCAAGAAGAATATTCCAATACATATACAGATTATCCGACAGAGAACAAGTAAAGACAAGGGTATTCCAAGAGAACGTATTCCAATTCAATGTCTTTGCAGTAAGAGTTCCACTATATGTAAACGAAGTATTCAAGACAGTAGACGATTCTGTAAGCGTATTAGATGCAAGAGTAAGAGTAAACCAAATCTTACAATCAATATTCAACGCAGTAGGATTATCAGAAACATCTTACATTGTAAGAGTCTTATACAAGACAGTATCAGATGTAGTATCAGCAGTAGAATCTGTATTTAGAGCAAGAACATTAAGCAGAATAATCACTGACATTGTATCTGTAGATACATTCAGAGCAAGGGCAAGAGACATTGTAAGAATAATTACAGATGTAGTATCAATCGATACATTCAGAGGATTAGCAAGAGAAATTGCCAAATCAATATCTGACACAGTTACAATATTAGAATCAGTTGTAAGAACAAGAGTAATCAATAGAGTAATATCTGAGATTGTATCAACAACTGAAAGCGTATTAAGATTAAGAGCACTTGCAAGAATTGTATTAGACACTGTATCTATTGATACCTTTAGAGGACTATCCAGAGATATAGTTAGAATAATTTACGAATCTGTAGTATCTACTGAATCAGCAATAAGAGTAAGAGCATTGTCAAGAATAGCATCAGATATAGTAAGTACAATAGAATCTGTTGTTAGATCAAGATTACTGAATAGGGCATTATCAGATACATTAGCCATCGCAGAATCATTGATAAGAATAAGATCCTTAACAAGAGTCTTAGAACACAGTTTAGTTATCATAGAATCTAACCTAAGAACAAGGGCTATAAATAGATTAGTATCCGAGTTTATATACTCAACTGAATCTGTATTCAGAGCAAGAACACTTGTTAGAATTTACAATGCCACTGTATCAATAGACACATTTAGAGGCACTGCTAGAAATATAGTT